TCCGAGCAGAAGGCCGCCGAGCCGAAGCCTGAGCCGGCGCCTGAGACTGTCGACGAGATCAAGCCCGCAGATGGGCCGAAGCCTGCTGCCGAGCCGAAGCCTGCTCGCGCTACCCGTAAGCCGCGCACCCCGAAGGCCCCGGAGTAACGGCCATGCTCACGTATGCGGTGCCGGATGACCTGATCACAGGTGACTGGCTTGACGGGAGCACAGCCCCAGACAATGCGGTGACCCTCATACGGTATGCCTCGCTGCTGGTCCGGCGCGCCACCCGCAACGACCTGTACTACACGGAGCCGAGCGGGTTGCCGATAGATGACGACTTCGCGGAGGCAATGCGGGACGCGACGTGCTGTCATGCGGCTATGTGGTCGCTTGCCGGGATCAATCCGGCCGCGGGGACTGTCGGGCGTGTGATCGGCATCCAGTCACAGTCCGCTGATGGCGGAAACGTCACGTACGCGGACTCGGTCAAAGCCGATGAGATAGCGGCGACACTAGATCGGCTGTCTGAGGCTGCGATCGATATTCTTCGGAGTGTCGGTCTCGCCTCGTCGGAGCCGACCACATGGTGAATTATGCGCCGCGAACCTTCCCGGCAGGCATTTTGCTGACGGTCGTTCGCACCGGTGCCGCGAATGAGCGGGACTGGCAGGGCGACCTGATCGGCCCGAATGAGACGACACACCAGATCGGCCCGTGTGACCTGAAATGGATCCTGGACCGGGATGACGCCCAGCAAGGCAACATACTCGAATTGTTGGGGCAGATTACCGCGCCGGCAGGCTCGGATGTTATCGATTCAGATGTGATCCGTTTCCCGGATGGCCGCGAGTTCGTGGTTGATGGGTTTGTTCACATCATCCCGAATCCTTTTACTGGCTGGCTGCCTGGTGTACGTTTCCGGATCGCTAAGGACGGCTCCAGTGGATTACGACGGCTCTAACAACGATCTCGACCTGCTTCTGCGCTCCAGCCCCGAACTGCATGATTTCCTGATGGAGGTTGCGGAGCAGGGCGCGGACCGGTGGACGACCCGTTCCCGTTGGAGGACCGGGTTTAACGCTACCCATGTTCGTGCTGAGGTCGACACCGATGATTCTGGCTATCTAGAGGGTGTTGTCGATGCGTTCGGATATTACGCCGAATACCGCGAAGCCGGTACTAGATACAATCAGCCGGAACATGTGCTTCATGATTTCATGGACGAAATTGAAGGGTAGTGGGGGATGACTTTTCCGCCGTACCCGAAATTCGATGAAGTCCTGCGAGCGTTGCTTGGTGATCTCGCGGCCGTCGTCACCTATGTAGATGACAATACCCCGGACCCATATATCCTCGTCAACCGTGTAGGCGGCAAAGAGGATGGCATAAAAGACAATCCGCTGATCGACATCCAATATGTTGCAGCGACCCGGGATGCGTCGAAGACGCTCGCCGAAACAGGTCAGGAACGGATCCGGTTTGCAGGAAACACGTCGCCTGGCGGTTATCTGATCGACACGGCCGACGAATCAGCGGGCGGCCTCTACATCCCGCCATATCGGCGTGACCATCGTGGTGTCACCGAGACTATAAAACTGTCGTACCGCCGCGCCCGGTCCTAATCCGCATCTCTTTCCCACACCACCCGATCTCTGTCTTGAGTGCGGGTTTCTAGGTGTGCCTTCACAAGGACTACATACATGACTGCTGTCACTTACGAGGAAATTGCTAACTGGAATCCGGGGCTTATTCGGCGGCCAAACAAGGGTTTCATTCTTGTCGCCCCGATGACCGTGTCGATTCCGGCTGCGTTCACTACTGGCGCTAGCGCCGATTTTCAGGCGCTCACTGGCTTTGAGTCGCTGGGTTTGATCGCTAAGGATGCGCCCCCGTCTTTCAAGCCCGATATCAAGTCGAATGATATCGAGTCGTGGGGTGCCCTCGAAGCAACTCGAACCGATATCATCACCCGCAACCTGACCGTGACTTTCACGTCGCAGGAAACTAAGCGAGCTAACCTAGAGTTGTATTCTGGTGTGGACCTGTCGGCGATCTCGCCTGACGGCACCACCAACGAAATCCAGTTCAACGACCCAACCACTCCAGACACCATTTACAATCGCTACATTTTCGGTATGGTCGACGGCTCCGGCGCCCAGCAGATCACCATTCTTCGGATCCTGCCGCGCGCCACCATCACCGAGGTTGCCGAGCAGTCCTGGTCGCAGGAGCAGGCGCTGGCCTACAACATGACCGCCAACGCCAAAATTGATCCGGATCTCGGCTACTCGCTGAAAAACGTGATCTGCGGTCCCGGCCTCGCCGACATCATCACCGCCATGGGCTTCACCGCTGTCCCGTCTGTTCCCCTGATCTCGGGCGTCACCCCCGCCGGCAGCTTCGGCACCGCTGGCGGTGACCTGCGTGTCGTGGCAGGCCAGTACTTCACCGGCGCAACGGCTGTCACGCTCGGCGGCACGGCCGCGACCCACTACGACGTGATCGACGACAACACCCTTGCGATCATCACCCCCGCCAAGACTGCGGGCAGCGTGAATCTGGTGGTCACCAACGCCACCGGCGCTTCAGCCCCGCTCGCCGTCACCTACGCCTAATCAGGCGTTCTTGATCTCCGCCCCGTGCGTGATTCCTGGCCGCGCACGGGGACGGTTCAACCCTTCCCAGCCAGGACAGCCGGGAGAACCCGATGTCTTTCACCCCTACTCGCATGGTGTCGCCCGATGGCGTCGCCGTGCTTGTTGGCTCCGCCACCGAGCGTGAGCACCTGACCCACCGCGGCTACACGGCCGCCGCACCCGAGCCCGTCAAGTCGGAGCCCGTGAAGCGCGCGCCCGAAAAGCGTGTGCAGCAACGCACCCCGGCCGTCGTCGTTGAGCCGCACCCCGAAACCAAGTAACAACTTCTCGCCAGGAGAACGCACACCATGGCTACTGCTGCCACCCCCTCCCGCAAGACCACCGCTCCTGCCGTCAAGGCCGTCAAGGCTGTCGAGCTTGTAGAGGCTGTCGAGCCGAAGCAGTCGCGTTGGGCTAGCCTCCGCGACCAGGCCCGCGCCGAGCACAAGCCGCGTGAGCCGTACGAGTTCGACGGGACCGAGCCGCCGACCCCGATCACCGCACCGGACACCGTCGAGCGTGTGACTGCCGTCGCTGAACTTGTCGATCGCAACGGAGGCTTCGATTTCGGGAGCCTCCGCAAACTTTTCGCTGCTGTGTGCGGGGACGGCTATCCGGCGGTGTGGAACGTCGTCAAGGACGAGCCGGCGCCGGTGTTGATGCTGTTGATCAACGATATTCAGGAGCATTTCAACACTGTTCCCGGTGCGGAGGGCGACGATCTTCCGGGGGGCGTCTAGCCCTCGTGCTTCTTATTGAGGAGCACGGGGACGACATCGAGGCAGACCTAGCCGAACGGTACGGCTGGGATCTGCTCGACTTTTTCCGGGGCGTTCGACCGTGGCAGCAGCTGTATCGGCTGTTGCGGCGACTCCCTATGGACAGCTGGTATCAGTCCGCGGTGTTGATGGACGAGGAGATCGGGCGTGAACGCGCGGCGAAGCCTCTATCGAAGGATAGAGCGAAACTGTCGCCGTACGGCTATTCGCTGCCGATCCTTTTGCAGCTCAGGCAGATTGATTTGCTGAAGGAACTGATGCGGGTCATCCCGGCATCCTTCAGCGGCAAAATGCCGCCACCTTTCCCGCCCGAGCCTCGCCCGCAAACAGCTGAACAGCGTATCCGGGATGAGATGGACACCGAAAACGTTCGGGACGCCCTCGCGGCGATGGGCATTAAACTCTAACTGTACAGGCGGTGATCGTGAGCACGGATTACACCGCGGGTACGGCTAAGCTATTTTTGAGCCCAAAGCTAGCTGCCGACTTTACTGCGCAGGTCAAGAAACTTCTTGCTCCGATCAATGAATCGCTTTCTATCTCGCTGAAACCTCAGCTTGCGACCGGATTCAAAACCCAGGTCGCGAGCCTAGTGAAGACTGCCGCTGACGGTGTCGACGCAAAAGTTAGTGTGAGTGCGAAGCTCGGGGTCGGGTTCCGTGCCGACCTGGAAAGCCAGGTCAAGAAAGCTGCGGCTGGCGTCAATGCCACAGTCGAAGTCAAGGCTTCGACACGCGGAATCAAGTCGCAGATCAAAGCAGGCACACAAGATCTCCCCGACCTGAAGTTGAAACTCGATTTATCGGGTGCGACTAGGCAGCTGGAACAGTTCCGGACCCTGGTGTCTGCTAGCCCGCTGTCTATGAGCGTCAATATTGACTCTAAGACCGCTATGGCGCAGATAGCTGCACTGCGGTCTCTGGCTGCATCGGCTGGCGACAGTATCAACGCCTCTAACGGTTCAGTCAGCTCATCATCGTCGGCCGCGAAGAAACTGACCGGCAACATCTTCACCCGCCCCGTCCAGGCCGTGAAACTCCAGGTGCAGATCGACAAGGCTTCTGCCGCGAAGGCTGAAGCGGATGTCGCGGCCATCGGGGCAAAACTAACTGCTGCCCGGCAAACGCAAGCAGACGCCACCGACAAACTAAATATTGCTGAAGCTCGCTACTCGGAGACGATGGCGAAATCTGGCGTCTCCGAGTCTCGGCGACTCTCGGTCACACAGTCACTCGCCAAGGCGCGCCGCGATCTTTCTACCTCAACCTCGCATGTCGAGTCCCTGTCGTCGGATGCGGACCGTGCAGCGCGAGCCATCAAGCCTAACAACGGTCGCAGTTCTGCCGGAAGCGTTGTCAGCGCCGCATTCACCGGATTAACGTCAGCTGCACTCGATGGCTTGAAAAATGCTGCGACCAGCGCATTTTCATTATCGAACGTGCTCGGTCTCGCACAGGCCGCCCTCGTCGGACTCGCCGCGGTCAGTCTTGTCCCGTTGATCGGGCAGCTCGTACAGGCCGCGGGTGTTGTAGCGCTTCTGCCGGCTGCTGTGGCTGGCGCTGTCGCCGTCTTCGCCACCCTAAAAATCGGGGTCAGCGGAGTCAGCGACGCGTTCAAGGCTGCCGGGAAGATGGCGTCTGATTCCGGGAAGGAAGCCCAGGACCAAGCGAAGGCTATTGCGTCCGCTCAGAAGGACGAGGCGACTGCCGCTCAGGCTGTCGGGTCTGCCCAACAGAATGTTGTTGAGGCTGAGCGTGGCGTGGGTGACGCCCAACGTGAGTCGGCGTCGGCGCAACGCGACCTCACTACAGCCCGTAAGGACGCAACCCGGCAGTTGCAGGACCTGAACACGGAACTCGGGCGTTCGAAGCTTGATGAAGAGGGCGCGGCTATCAGTGTCGCTGAAGCGCAACGCGACCTGGTGAAGACTCTTTCTGACCCGAATGCAGACGCGATCGACCGGGCCAGTGCACAGCATCGTTTGAATGAGGCGTTGGCTGATCAGCAAGACGTCAACACGAAGGTGACGCGCACACAGCAAGACGCCAACGACGCCAACGCTAGGGGTGTCGAGGGATCCGACGGTGTTGTTGCAGCGAAGGACCGTGTCCAAAAGGCCGCTGAAGGTGAAACTAAAGCGCAGCAGGCCGTGGTTGATGCGCAAACCAGTTTGGTGACTGCGCAAACGAATCTTGTTGCGTCGGAGAAGGCTGTCGCCGATGAAATGACGAAGGGGTTGCCGTCCGTCACCGCCTATCAGAAGGCGATGGCTGGTCTGGCACCGGCTGCGCAAGACTTCGTGCAAAAGCTGCTTGACTTGAAACCGCAACTTTCTGATTTCAAAAAGTCTATTCAAGAAGGCTTGTTCGATAAGCTTGGTGATTCCGCATCCACTTTCATCACTCATTGGTTGCCGTCGCTGAAGGACGGCTTCACCGGGATCGCCACCGAAATTAACACTGGCGTTCGGGGCGCACTCGCCGATCTAGATAACGATGCGAACCGGTCGACGGTTAGCGGAATATTTGACAATATCAAAGCGTCGATCGTTCCGGTTATTCAAGGTATCGACAATCTTGTTCAAGGACTGCTGTCGCTGACCGGTGTCGGATCGAGTTTCCTTCCCGGACTGTCGAACAGTTTCCTTGGCCTGACTGAAAAGTTCCGTACTTGGGCGCAGTCTCCCGAGGGGCAAACCGCATTCCACGATTTCATTCAACGCTCCCTGACCGCGTTCGGTCAAATCTCTGACCTCCTCACCCAGATCGGACGCCTTATCGGATCCGTCTTCTCGGGTTCCGATCCAACCGGCAAATCGTGGGTGCAGTCGCTCACTGACGGCGCAAAAAAGTGGGCTGACTTTCTCGGCACCCCCGAAGGCCAAAAGAAGATCCAAGATTTCTTCAACAACGTAAAACAGATCGTCGAAGACATTGCGGGTGCCATCAAAGACGCGGCGGGTATAGCGAAGGGGATCAAGTCAGTTGCCGGCTCTGGCCCCACTGCGGCCGAGACAGAGGCAAACGCCCCAAGACCCGGCGGCGGTGCCCTCAACGGTGCCTACAACTTCATGAACGATTCCGAGATCCCCACACTCCCGGGTCAGACCCCGTTCGATACGATCTTGATGGGCGAAAAAGGTCAGCTGAAAGACTGGTGGAACGACATCAAGACCGGTTTGACCGGTGCGGCAGCCGATGTCGGTATCTGGTCTACTGGAGTGAAGCAAAGCTTCGACGGCGTGCTCAGTGACACTAGAAAAACTGTCGCCAGTTGGGTTGGCGACATTAAAGGTTGGTGGCTCCAACTCGCAACCGACGCTTCCAACGCATTCGACAAATTCACGGGCGCCTTCAAAGGGCTACCTGCCTTCTTCGGTCAAATCGTATCCGATGTCGGCGCATCCTGGGGCAACCTCGGCAGCAAACTGACCGGTCCCGTAAATGCCGTGATCGACGTCCTAAACGAATTTGGCGCGCTATGGAATAAAGCTGCCAGCTTTATTGGCTTGCCGAATACTTGGACAGTCATCCCGCACGTCGGTGCGCAAGCCGCGCCGACAGCTAACGGTGGTGGAGGAGGCGACGCCTTCTTCGGACCCTCCGCAAATGGCGGAGGCGGCGGAGACGGCACATTCGCAACCGGTGGCCTCGTCTCCGGCGGCACACCAGGCAAGGACTCCGTACAAGGGCTACTCATGCCCGGCGAAGTCGTCATGTCCGTACCCGCCGTGCGGGCGGCCGGCGAATCCAACCTGCTCGCCTACAACAATGCCGCGTTACAGGGGTCGGCACCCACCGAAGGTATGTTCTCCGGGCGCGTCGCGATGGCTACGGGCGGTGCAGTCAATGACGCTATCGACAAGGCCCAGCAGTTCGCGGAGAGTCAAGCTGGCAAGCCGTACCAGTATGGCGGTGTCGGCGATCCGTCGTGGGATTGCTCGGGTCTCTGGTCGGGCATTGTCAATGTGTTGCAAGGCAATTCGCCGACCACACCTCGCCTGTTCACGACTGAATCCGATTTCCCGTCGATGGGGTGGACTCCGGGCCTGACGGGCCCGGTCACGGTCGGCATCATGCGTGGCGGCGGCGGCGAAGACTCGCACATGGCGGGCACCCTCAACGGTGTTAACGCGGAGAGTCGTGGCGGGGACGGAGTGCTGTACGGCGACAACGCACGCGGCTCTGACAATCAGCTGTTCGGGCTGCAATACACGTTGCAAGACTTCATCGGCAAATACAAGTCCGGCGGCAACGGCGGCTCAATGCTCGGCAACGTCGTTAACGCAGGCAAAAATGCCCTGATCGACAAAGTGTTTGCGACACCCTTGCGGAACCTGGTCAAAACGGTTCCGTCGTTCGACAACTTGGGCGCGATCGGTCAAATCCCGTCCGCACTGATCAGCAAAGTCGTGGACGGTGCCATCGGTTTCGTCAAAGACAAAACAAACATCGGCGGCGGAGGTTCGACAGCTGCTGCTGGCACGGGCCCGGTCGTCGACCAAGTCCAGTCGGCATTCGCTAAATACGGGTGGGGATCTGGTGCGGAATGGAATGCTGCTTCTTGGATCATCCAACACGAATCTGGATTCAATCCGGCCGCGGTCAATCCCAGCTCAGGTGCGTTCGGCATCGCCCAGTTCTTGGGCAGCACTAAGGATCAATATCTGCCGGACAGCAACCCCAATCCGGCGATCCAGGGCGACGCCATGGCCCGCTATATCAAGGATCGCTATGGTGATCCGAAAGCTGCCCAAGCATTCTGGGCGTCCTATAACTGGTACGACCAGGGCGGAATCTTCCCAAACAACACGCTCGGCATAAATACGTCCGGTCTGCCCGAAGCGGTCTTAACTAATCCGCAGTGGAAGCTATTTCAGGACTTCGCCGGCAACCTTCCGCACGACATCAACCCCGCGATTCCGGGACCAGCAGTCGATCCGAATGCGAACTTCAGTGGCATCCCGGGCGCGACAGACGCACTAGCTAACCCTGGTGTGGACACTGGGGCAACGCTGGCAGCGAAGGGTGTCTCCCGGTTCAAGGACGCATTCAACAGCGGCCTGAACGACATGATCAGCGCCAACCTCGGACCACTCGGCATCCCCGACCCGCGCAGTATCCCTGCCGTCAGTGCTGCTACCGACTACGGCAACCAGCTGTCCGCGTGGCAGCAAGCCAAAGCCGCGGGTGTACAAGCCACCCAGATGCTCGCCCAGACAGGCTATACGGGCGTCCCAACAACCGCTGGCACTACCGCTGAAGCGGCTACAGGACAGACGAGCAGTGCAGGCGGTGTCGTCAACAACGACAACTCTACGACGATCAACATCCAAACGGCTGACGTCGATTCGGCCTTCCGTAAAGCGCAGCAAATCTCTGATTTGCGGGCGCTCAGTGTCACCGCGAGGGACGGCTAAACGTGCGTCAGTCAGCGAAGGTGGAAATCTTCGGCGTCGACGACTCGTACAACATAATCGCTGGACCCGGTGCGACAGACAAACTCATACTCCAAACGAGTGTGAAGGGCATCTACGACGCGCCGGTTACCGCGAGGTACAAGTCCTCGGTCTACCAAAAAGGTTCCACCTACCAAGGCAAACAGTACAAGCAGCGCGATCTGACGTTCGGCGTCTATGTTCGTGGTGAAACCCCGGAAGACTGGGAGGCCCGTGACGAGTCGTGGCGGGCAGCCTGGGATTACGAACTTGACCCGTGGGATCCTGATGCGCACCTAACCAAGATGAGCATCACCACGGACCGGTCAGGCGCGCGGTCGCTGTGGCTGGCGATGACCGACTCAATCAATTTCGATCAGAAAAACGATCCCCACCTCACCAAGTCGGCGATCGTACCCATGACGGTCACCGCACCTCAGCCAATGTGGTTTATCGACCAATGGGAAGCCGCGCCCTACGACTATTTCGAAACCGGATCGTCAGGTACATCGTCCGGGTTCGTCACGGTCGCAAACCCAACCGATCAACCCATGTATTTGAAATGGGTCGTCACACAAGGCACGTGGACATTGCCCGATTTCTCGTGGACCGGGAAGAAGTATCATCGCGTCCCCGGCGGCGATTGGACTGACCGCCTAATCACACTGCCGCCGCTGGACGCCGACAATGGCGGCGCACGCATCAATGTCGACCCGATGCAAATCATGATCCGAGACTACAACAACACTAACCTGATCGGCCTCATGAACGGAATATTCTTCATGAACCGTATCCCACCTTACACACCGCCGACAGACATTCCCGTCGAAGTTGTTGGCGCTCCTAGTGGCGGCGCGCGGGTGGAAGTTTATTGCCCTCAGCGTTGGTCCCGTCCTTGGGGGTTGTTCTAGATGCCAGATATTTCAACTCTCAGCCTGCAAGACCAATGCCAAGCTATCTGGGATGCGACGGTCGCCCGCGAGAAGCAGGACGCGCGAACCCGTCTCGAACCTCCGCTTGTAAGAATTTGGACTGGCGACGGCGATCTCGCAGGACTCCTAAACTCCGAGTGGACAGCCACCTTCACGTGGATCGACAACGATAGCGGCACGGGTCAAACCGAGATCCCCTTGTCCGATCCATTGGCAAAATGGATTTACCAAGTCGATGTTCGTATCGCGGCAGGCCAAAAACGTAACGTCGTAATAACCGTCGATAAAGATGGCGCACGTTGGTCGGGAACCATTCATGACCATTCAGTAGAGAAACGCGATGACGGTACCCGCGTCCTCGTAGTCCGCTGGATACACGACTTCGAGATGCTTAAATATTATCTCGTTTGGTGTAATCCGTTTTTGCCGGATCTCGTACAATTTCCGCGCGTTTTCTTTCTGGCCGGCCCCTCAATTTGGGGGCTAAAAACCGGGCTATTTTTGAACGTAATGCGTGAGCAGGATTCCCTGTGGAATCTTAGTGACGATCCCATGGATCAAAGCGGTTCCGCACCTGGCATGAGTAACTGGTCTGTAGTGGTTAAACCGACCACGTTCCTCGACGATTTGGACGCGGGAACACTCTGGTCTATCCCCAATAGTCGGTTCAAATATTGGGTCGACATGTCGAAAGACATCCTCGACGATGCGCAACTCTCGGTGCAGGTCAGACGGTTTATTGAAACCGATGATGAGCAGCCGATCGACGGCCAGACGCTTCGCAATCTGACGCTCGTCGTAGACATCATAGACAAGTCCGGCTACTACACGGATACCTCGAATGGCGGCGATCCCTTCCTTGGCCTGGAACGCACCTTCGCGGAAATCGCAGACGATTTCATCGACGAAACCGAAGAATTCGTTGTAGATCCTGCCGCACCGGACTCCTACAAGATTCCCGGACTGCTTCTCACCGACAAGACATGCCCTTACGTGGTGTACCTTGAGGGTGAAGAGACCGGTATCGAGTCGTCGAAGTACATCTTCAACTATGGGACCGCGGTACAGATTGTCACGGGCGGTCACAGCATCCCGTTTTTGAATGAATTGCTGTCAGCTGGAATTCAGATGGCCGGCGATGCTATCGCTGCCGCAGTTTTTGTGCCACCCGTTGGCGGGGAATTGGATGCAATTCTTCAGCCGCTTTATTGGGATACGCTCGGGGCCTGGATGCACGTCCTTTCAACGGGACGTCAAGACAATTCCGGCTGGATCCGGATGTTCGAATACCGGGCCAACGCGAGCGACCGTGCATTCACTTTGGAAGCACTACTCTCGCTACGTAAAGGCATCCACGACACACGGTCGTGGTTCTCGCATGAAGTACAGCTGCGCGACGGTGCACCGTGGATTATTGGCGACAACGGGAAGGGGCATTTCTTCCTCGGTGACAGGATCGGCGCACAAGTCCTCGGAGACTTTACCAGCCAATTCGGATTTTCCGACTACACCATCTATGTCGACCAGGTCGGCGAGCTCACGTTGGCGTGGGACGAAACATCATTCGCTGAATGGTCATGCACCATCGGCGAAAAAGTTAAGAACAAAGACCGCGGGCAAATGGCCCTCAGCATGCTCTCCGACGTGATGAGCGGACTGCACGATACAGGCGTCCTTGGACGTTAGGCGAGGAGCCACCCTATGGTCACAGTCCACACAGCGGACGGCGATATCGAGGTGGATACGTCGCCATGGCTGTCTGACGGCACTTTCCCGGAACAGAAGCTATGCAACCCGAACTGCCCTGAAGAAGCATTTGTCTGGACGTACGGCGGCCTTCCCGGCATGCGGGGCGCTCCGCTCGCGTTCCCGACCGAGTACCTGCGGATGGTGTCTCGCCGGCAGTGGGACTGTGGCGCGCGCCCTGAGGGCTCAGTGATCCCTGCGGAGCAGACGATCAAATATCAGCGCCCCCGCACGAGCGACCCGCACTGGCTTACGAGCCCTGGTGTGTGGGTGGATGTCGCCGAACCTGACCGGAGCCAGTTCGACATCAAAGAGTTCGTGGGGAGTCTCCCGCAGGATGCGAAGCGGCAGTTGGCGGAAGCGCTCGGGTTTGATCCCGCCATGGCTGTCCCGGACTCGCAGATCGTTGCCGGATACGACGGGTCTGCCCCGCCGACTCGACAGCGCGGCAAGCCGTCACGTGACGGTGCGACGGTCAGCAACAAGCCGCGGCCGTTCGATCCGATCGCGAAGACCGTGACCGAAGTCTTGGCCTACCTGCGGGATGCTGCCCCAGATGAGCAAGACCGCGTGGTCGCCATTGAGCGCCACATGGGTGACGGTCGTGCCGGAATCCTGAAGAGATATAAGGAGGTTGGGTTGTGACCGACACCCTGTTCGCTGATGTCTCCGAGTTCCAAGTACCGGTCGACGACACCTACCCCTACCCGATCCTTTCCATCCGCAGCAACGACGGCACCTACAGGGACGGCAACTTCGCCACCAACTACCGCTGGATGTGCGACGCCCTCGACGCCGGCACGCTCACCGCGGGGATCGTCTACTTCTATTGGCGATCAAACTGGGCGGACTGCGTCAGCACTATGCAATCCATGGTCGGGACGCCTCACCCGAAGATGGTCGCCATGCTGGATGTCGAGTCGGGCGGCAATCCTGGTGGCGATCAGTCGGGCGGCATCAATAGCGCCTATTGGGCGCTCGCGGACTGGCTGGGCAACCCACTCCGGGTGATCGGCTACGCCAACAAGTCGGACTTCAACTCGCTGTGGCGCACACGCCCGGACGGGCTCCGCATGATCGGCGCCGGTTACGGCAGCGACCCCCAGCTGCCCGGCCAGATCGCCCATCAATTCACGGATGGCGTGTATTCGCGGCCGTGGAAGGCGAAGCTGCACAACCACACTAGCGAGGGTTTGCGGCGGTCGTTGAACCGTGCTGGCCTCGCATCGCTTCCGCTCGGCTGTTCGCCGTTCGGAAACTGCGACATGAATGCAGCGGATGGTTTGTCCGCTGACGATTTCGCCGCTGCGTGCGGCGTAGGAGACAACGAAATGACCCCTGCACAGGCTCAACTGCTTCAGGATGTTTGGGATCAGCTCCGTGGCCCTGACGGTAATGGCTGGCCGCAGCTTGGCGGCCTGTCGCTCGTGGACGCTCTGGCAGAGGTGCGCGATCAGTTGGGCGGTCCCAACCACAATTTCGGCGGCTGGCCGCAGCTCGGCAACCGCACAGTGGTCGATGCTGTCGCAGAGCTGCTGACCATTGTCGAGCCTTCTAAGTAAGGAAGTATCAAACGTGACTACTATTCTCAATTACCTGAAGCAGCTGTGGATTCAGCAGCCGGTCCGTGTAGTTCTGTACACGATCCTGACTGGTCTTGTCGGTGTGCTGCTGGTGAAGTACGGCATCGACGGCGCTACCGGCGATTTGATTGACGCGATTGTCGCGGCCCTGCTGGGTGTTCCGGCGACTGAACTGGTTCGGTCTCAGGTGAAGCCAACGAAAGCCTGATTTTGCGTAGCTGATTGGTAGGGCTACGCGACTGCGTGTAGCCCTACTTTGAGAGGGTTTGTTATGTCCGTCTTCAAGTGGGCTGATTCTGCGCGGCGCCGGTTTTTTGCGCTCGTAGACTCTGATGAACTTCGCCTGTTTCAGGTGATTGTCTATCTGGGTATGGCCTTGTCAGGGTTTTATATGCTGTACTTCGGTGCCCCGACGACAGTGAACGATAAGCTAGGCCCGCTAATGAATGCCGTGTGGGTGGCGTTGACGATGATAGGGCCCCTTCTTGTCGGTGTTGGCGTTTGGATGGTTGCGCGCGGTGAGCGTCTGGTTTTGAGCGAGGACAGGTGTGGCGGGGGCGGCTACATCTATCGGGGTTGGTATGCGCAGGCGGGCGGCGATATGGCGATCATGATGGTTTGTTTAACGTATGTGATTGCGGCTTTCTCGTCGGCTTGGCTGGTGCGAGGCATTTTCGCTGCTTTCATTGTTTCTTCTTTGGCTGTGTGTGCATCTGTTTTGGTGCTTCGGGATGTGCGAAGAATCCGCGCGATTGAGAGGCTGTGAGTGTTTACCGCCGCTTCTCTCCCTTTGTGGGTCGCGATGCTCGCTTTGGTGGGGACGATCATATCGCCGATTATTCAGGGTCGCATCACCAAGAATTCTCCGTCCTCGAAGGCGGATGCGGCTGAAAAGTTCACTCAAATCGCTGCCGGGGTGGCGGACGACTACGAAAAAATGCGTAAAGAGTTGCGTGAGTTGAAACCTATAATGCGTGAGCTGATTCGCCTTTTGGATGAGCTGGTTCCGCAGTGCGCTCCGGTCGACAAGTCGTTGCGTTTGAAAGAAGTTATTGATTCGCTCCGAGATCGCGTCTACTGATCTCGTTCTGTCATCTAATTCACTGATTCAAATAGTCATGTAAAGGGTGTGAGTAGTTGACTGCCCCTAATAATGCGGATCCGTCTGGCTCACTAAATCCAGGGGATTTCGCGGCGTTTCAGGCGATGACGCAATCCGACGCTGAGACATCGATGACTAGCGGGGCTGTGTCGTCGATCGGCGGTGCCCAAGGGGTACTTCAAACGACAGTTACTGATCGTATCGGCGATGTTGAGGTTGCGGTTTCCGGTAAACCTTCCCTCTCGCAAATCCCTGTCGGGTCTGCACTATGGTATTCGATCAACGATGATGAGGACGCCACTTTTCTGCGATCGAGTCTCAGTTTCGGTTCAGCCTCAGGCACATCGTCTGGCGGCGGGAGCACCGCGTCAGCACACACACATGGCCTCGGAGTGGTACCCGATTATCAGCCGGCGGGTAATGGAAGTGATTTCCTGGAGATCGGCTATATTCGGGCCGCGAAAGACCGCACGTACACGCAGGTCGGATTCATTACCGGGAACAGTTCGACATTTGCTGGCATCACTGGCGCGTATGTCGGTGTCTTCTATTGTGACCCGACCACAGGCAATCTGACATTGCTCAACACCGCGTCTGCCACCACGAATCTCGCGTCCAGCATCACGACGACGAATACAGAGCAACGGTTCTCGTTGGGCTACACGATCACGGCTAGCCAGAACGATATTTTCGCTGTGGGCGTCCTTCAGGTGACTAGTCTTTTTCAGACGTGCGCGAGCTTGATGCGGACGTCGCTCACCGATATTTCGCCGCCAGCGACCCAGTTTCCCCGCAAGAATTACTGCTACGCGGGAGCCTATACCGCGGTCCCGTCCAGCATCACCGAGTCGAGTTTGAACTATAGCGCCTCGACGAAGCTCCCGTTTTATGTGCTGAGGTGACGATTCGTTGACTGACAAACTCTTCCATGTCAAAGCATTACTGAATACCGCTGTGCTGGACGGTTTCGGGGCTCGCAAATATGTCGCGCTCGAACGGCTGGACCCTGGACGCCGGTTCGTGCATCAGATCGTTGTTCCGAAACTGTGGGAAGCCATCAAAGCTGACGATCCAGAATATGACCCGCTTGGCGCACCGACCGAGGCGACAGGTACCGGAGCCGTGCGCCTATTCGTGGCTTTCTTGGAGTGCCACAGGGAGTTTGAGCGGCTGGCCCATCCGGGCGAGGATGTCGGCCATGTGATGTATGAGCAGGGCCAAGAGGGCTGTTTCTACGACGACCTTGTTGCCGCACTGACCGCGGACGATCCGGACTGGTCGCCAGCGCCTTTCGACAAATATCCGCGCGCAGTGCACCCGACCTTGCACAGACATTAGCGGTGCCTGCTCCGGCATCTACTCAACCCCGCAAAAGGGGACTTTTATGGATATCGGTAATCGTCCGATTACTGCGACACTCCTGCTCATCCCTGGGCAGGACTTCGAACACGAAATCGACATGCCATCGGGCGCGATCGTCCCGGCTGGCACGACTGTCGACCTCATCATTTACGACACCCAGTGGGCGACAGTCCTCGCGACCTGGGATGCGACAGTCACGTCGGCAAATATTTCCTGGGATGTCGATTACGCCGTCTCCGACACTATCAATCTGCCAGCTAATTTCCGGATCTACGTCCACTATTCGGACGGCAACGACGTCTGCTGGTATTCGGGCCAAGTCGCCCGCGCATAGGAGCAACACATGGCAATATCTGTGGCGGCGACTCGGCAAGTTCTAGCCGACGCATACAAGACTCTCACCGGCGCATCCACAGTGTGGGTTTCACTCCACACAGGCGACCCGGGAACGACCGGCGCTAGCGAGGTGACCGGCGGCAGTTACGTCCGCGTACAAGGCACCTGGACGTCAGGCACGGGCGGTGTCCTGACCATGGCCGAACTGACTTTCAATGTGCCGACCGGAACCTTCACATATTGCGGCCTGAATTCCGCGAGCACTGCGGGCGCCTTCTACGACAAAGCTCTGCTCACCCCGAGCCTGACGGTCGGTGGCGCGACGACCGTCAAGATCACCCCTGGCTTCGTTCAGAGCTGACGCTGATGCCACTGCTCCCTAAAGGCACCGCAGCTAAAGGTGTCGGCCTCCCGGGCGGCAGCACATCTATTGGAGCGCTACCCGACGGAACAAACTCGATCCTCCCTGCCTGGCTGGTATACATCATTTCGCTTGGCGGCTTCACTGGTAGCGGCACACTCTCTGCTTCGGCGTCGCCGCGCGCTATTGCGACATTCAGTGGCTCCGGGCTACTCGGTGCCGCGGCGGGTGGTGTAGCAGCAACTGCCGGTTTCGCGGGCAGTGGAACTTTGAGTGGCGGCCACGAGGCCACAGCCGGCTTCGCGGGCTCGGGTGTCCTATCCGTGACGGCCGTATTGACTGCCGCAGCGAATTTCACAGGCGTCGGCACCTTTACTGTCACCGCTATCGCTGAAGCGAAAGCAGGGTTTTCCGCGAGCGGCGCACTGTCCTCTACCGGAGTGCCCGAGGCGACCGCCGCATTCTCTGGTGCTGGATCTCCGTCTGCAACAGGCAGACTATCTGTCCCTTATCCGTCCGGATCCTTGTATCCGTCGTCGACTCTCTATCCGGGGGCACCTTAATGGCATATACCCAGCAGACTTGGGCGGATTCTCCGGCGACATCATCGCCTATATCTGCGGCAAATCTGAATCATATGGAGGCCGGAATCTTCGAAGCCGCCACCCAACATGCATCGACAAGCCGCACCCTGTCCTGTAGTAACGGCGGTCAGGGCGGTCAATCGGTGGCGTTCGTGGGGGGCGGTGCGACCACTCTCGCGTCAGTCACTAACCTGTCGTTCCGTATTCCTTTCCGGCTGCCTGCAAACACGACGGCATGGCGGATTAAGATCAGGAATTACAATAGCGCGACGTCTGCCGCTGGTAGTCAATCCATGACTATCGACAAGATCATTGTCGGTCAAGCGACAACGCAGACTGTAGGTACAGCTGGCCCGACGGGCAACTTTCTCGGTAGCACCGCAACTACGGTAGTCACGTCGGGAACTATTCCCACCACCGCGACCTATTACACGATCCCATCTGATATCACTGCGAGTGGCGACCAAGTGTTCGACGGTGTGGACTGGTTGCTTGCGATCGCATGTCACGGAACATCCCAGACGTTGCAAACCGGCATTGGTAAGGTTTGGTACTGGACTGATACCACGTCAGCAGTTAATCCGGCAACCGCTTCGTCTGGTGGTACCTCCTATTGGGTGCCGTTGGATGTGGTCATCGAGTATGACACTACGAACCGTAAAAAGGCTCTCATGGTCCTCGGTGACTCGATCCCGGAGGGAACCCAGGGACCGTCGTGGGCCTTGAATGGGTCGGCGATTGATGCGGCCCCCACACCGTGGTATTTCCGATTCTGGGATCAATGGGCGGCGAAGCGCGGCGATTATATGGTGCAGAATCATTCGCTGTATGGGATCTTGGCTCAGACGCTGGTAAGTTCATCGCATACCGAATACACACGGCAGAGCACAGGTAGTGCCCACTTCGATGCAGCCGTGTTGGCTGTTGGCTGCAATGATATGGCAAGTGCCACGACCCTAGCTAATATTCAATCGTATTGGACAAGCTGTCTAACGAACCTGCGTGCGATCGTTGGCACGACTGTTCCAATATATGCGGTCAATTTTACTCCATATTCGGGGGCGACTACGACTAAGGAAACGGTCAGGAAGCAATTCAATCAATGGCTTTCGCAATTACCTTACGGCATTGCAGGTGTGATTGATTCAGATAGCCAACTGAGAGTGCCGTCCGCGTCGGCGGTATCGGCCACGACAGCAAATATAGACACTCAACTCACTTGCGACATGGTCCATCCCAGCTATCAGGGGACCACGGCTCTCATAAAAGCCATCGAAGCGACAATTCCGTAGGATGCCCTGACAGTCGGAGCGGCCCCGACCTCATACGAGGTCGGGGCCGCTTTTGTCGTGTCTGTGTCAAACAGATTGCTTGAATTCGGTCCATCGACCGCCGTCGAACCAGCGCAGTCCGGTCGCGCCCGATGGGTCCGGATACCAGCCCGGCGGAGGGCCGGCGGTCGGCGGCTGTGTGAGGACTACCGGCGGGGGCCGCTTGTCTCCGATACGGACGAGCGCACGAATCACCAGAGCAGCCACCAAGATCGGCACCCCGAAGATCAGCAGTGCAGTAACGCCAGGTCCGCCGTAAAACTGATCGGCGATGATCAGCGCGACCACGAGAACTACGACATACCCGAGGAGTGTCAGGCGGCGTCGGCCTTCGGGCTGCGCTTGGTCGGCTGGCGGCCCGTAGGGCGGTTGCTGCATGGTCATCGGTTGTCCTGGTTCATTTGTGTGGTGCCGGCGAGTCCGAGTATGAGCAGCCGGCGCATCTCTGTATAGGGCCACTGGTCACACAGTGACCGATCCGATAGGCTTCGAACATGTATTCGATTTCGTCGGATCAGAAGAATCTCGTCCGGGTGGTGGTCGGTGCGATCAATGCGGGGGATGACGCGCACGTAGCTGTCAAGGCACAGATCGGCGGCCAGATACCCAAGGATGACGTCAACAGCGTGATCCGAATCTTGCGGTCGCCGATGGTGCGGTTTCGCCGCGGGCAGGATTCTGCCTCAGTGGTGGCGCGGCTGTGCGATGCGTTGGATGCTGCTGAGCGGGGCGACGAGTATGAGCCGCCCCCATATGTGGATGATCGGTACTGACGTCCTGCTCAGTGCAACTCGGGATCTGGTTGGGGCGTGTAGTCGGCGTACTGACGAGGTGTCGGAGTGTGCGGCAGCAGTCGAGCGGCCTGGTCCAGTGCTACCGCTGATGGGTGCTCACGCCCCAATTCGGCAACCACCCGCTCGTACAGGGGTTGGATCTGGTTGCGCACCTCACGAACCGTGGTCGCATCCATCAGGGGGTCTCCTGTCATTGGGCCGGGCATTGGGCAGTGCTGACATCCCGAGTGGCCGACTGCTCGCTGAATGTGAACGGCATGCCCTGCATCGTGCCAACCACACTCATCGCGATCCGCCAGGTTCCGGCGTAGCAGTTGGCAGTGATCGTATACTCCGCGGCTGGGCTGGGGATCTGGTCGAACTTTTGTGACACTGAAGTCTCCCACCGCTCACCGCGTAGATACTGGAGGGCAAGTACAAGGTGGTGCTCTTGGGGTGGGGCATCGCATTCGGCTCGGCCGTCGCCGCGTATCTGCATTCGGTCGAGCACCGTGGGGCCGCTGTAGGGGTAGAACTCGAAGCCGCAGTCCTTCGCAGCATGCGCGGTCGGTGCTTCTATCAGGACGGCACCGGCGGCGAGTAGTGCCGCCGCGACCGCACAGGCGATTGTGTTGATACGCATGGGTTCCCCTCGTCTGCTATCTTCCGCGCCGCCCTGTCGAGAATGATAGCCCCCAGACAGACGAGATGCCCCCCAAGGTCTCGAAAGACTTTGGGGGGCATCATTTTTCGTGGCCTAGGGCCGATCGAATACTCCACTCTTCAAGCCTGAAGTGAAGGCGTCCCATTCTGTCGGGGCGAACGCTAGCGCGGGTCCGGTCGGGTTCTTGCTGTCGCGGACTCCGATCATGCCGTCACCAAGGAACGCTGCCTCTACGCAGTCCTTGCCGCCGCCGCTGTAGCTGCTTTTGAACCATGGAGCATTGGCGAGGTCCATGTTTCCTCCTCGGGTCGAAACCGGTTGGTGCAGTTGACGGTACGACTTGGCGGTGGACATGACAACGGCTCGATTCCGACACGCCGGAATCGAGCCGTTGAATCAGGGGTTACGCCTGGTCGAACTCGCCGCCCTTGACACCTTCCGCGAAGGCGTCCCACTCGCTGGGGGTGAAGACCAGCGCCGGACCGGTGGGATTCTTGGAGTCACGCACCCCCACGAGGCCGCCATCGAGGAAAGCCGCCTCCACACAGTCTTTGTTCCCACCACTGCGACTGGACTTGAACCACTTGGCCCCCGTCAGATCGACGTTCACGCTCGAAACTCCTTTGCTGCCTGCCTGAGCAGGCGTTTGCTGGATGCAACGTCAAGGCACGATTGCTGTATGACGCTATACGCCTGACGATACCTTGCCACGTCCTTGAGGCGCTCCAGGTAGATGTCGCCAGCATACGACTCGATGTAGACGACGGGCGGCGAGACCTCGCGGCCCTTCGAGTCTTTGCCGAAGTCCAGGATCGTGAAGGGCCCCGTCGGGATGCCAGCCGGGAACCCAGCATCGAAGGGCAGCACCAGCACAGTCACGCTCGCTGGCATGGCAGCCAGATGGAGCAGTTCGTCTTCCATGATGTCTGGTCCGCCGACGACAGTCCGCAGCGCGCCTTCACCGATGATGAGTTCAATCGTTGCCGGATTGGTCTTGCGGGTGATCAGCGCTTGCCGCTTCGCTCTCAGTTCGATCCGACGATCCAGTTCCTCTTCGGTGATGCCTGGCACGTACAGGCGTTCGATCTCGCGAGCGTAGGCGGCTGTCTGAAACAGTCCGCTTGGGATATCTGGCCGGAAGACTCGAAGACTTCGGGAACTCGACTCCATGCCGACGTACAGGTCGAAGGTGCTGCCGCCGATGATGTCGTCGTATGCCTGCCACCAGCTCGGACCTGTGCTCTGTTTGGCTAGCCCGACGAGACCGGCCACTACGACGGGATCTTCCAGCTCATAGATCCTGCACAGCGCTTCCACGTCGGCGATGCGGACGCTGGGGGACTTGCCCGACTCCACGCGCGAGAGCGTGGATATCGACCACTGTATGCGTGGTGCCACGTCTTCGAGCGTGAGGTTGAGCGAGTTCCGCGCATCCTTGAGATACTGCCCCAACTGCCGTCTTGGCAGCGTGGTGCCAGCATCATCGTCGTTCGTCACAGTCCCTCCGTTTTGCATGGTGACAGGCCGCCTTTTGCTCTCTGCAAAAAATTCTTGCATCTGGGAAAATCCTTCTGGGCCTTTGGAAAAGTTCCTCAGCAATTTCATGGTGCGCTTGCAACACCGGTATGTCCAGTGGTGTTCTTATATCGCGCCTGGTGGAAGCCAGAACCGACCCGGAAGCGGAAGCTTCGGGGTGGGGCTCCAAATCGGGTAACCGCCAGGCGCACCTAGATTGCGCCTCCGGGGTACCGGGATGCCGACGACCATACATCACGGGCGTCTAGTCGCACCGGGGTGCGCGCCCGACACACGCCGACTACACGTTTAGGAAGGGGAAGCCATGGGTCTTCCACCATCCAGAGACACACTGCCGCAACGCAAACCCGTCGCTCCGCTTACTGCGGTCGAGATGCCATCCGCAGACGCGCTTGCTTACATCCTCGCCTACCTGCGCCTGTGGGCAGCCAAGGGTGTCCGATGAACCAGACTGCCGAACATACAACCACCACAGACGACGGCCGGAAGTCCGCTACCTGGCGGCTCACTGGCCGCCGTCCGTGGATACTGCGAGTCCAGGTCAGGGACGATGCCAGTCCTGCCGTGGAGTGGCCGGATACGCCGTTGCCGGCTGTGCAGCCGGGAACCCTGGTGTTCAAGGGAGCCATGGAACTCGTCGATGCCCGCGAACGGCTGGGGCGCCATCAAGATTTGTGGGATGCAGTGCAGCGCGCTTTTTGGGCTGCGGTGTTGGATACAGGTGAAATCCCAGTCTGCCATGGCGGTGCACGATGACGCCCCAGCCCTACTACATGCCGAACAGTACAGATTTTGTGGGCCTGTTTCAGATGGCATGCCCGGACTGCGGACGCGAGGTGCGTGTACAAGGCAACGTTAGGCGCCTCTGGATCGTTGACCATGAGGCTGAGCGCGGCCGGCTGTGCCCGAGTTCCGATCGCGACGTGATGCGGGAATCGCAGCGTCCGCGCGAATAAAAGTCTCCCGCCCGCGCAAGTCATTCGGCGTCTGGCGGGATGTTGGGAGTCTCCGGCGGTATCCGCTCCACACGCTGGCCGCCGGAGGCTTCACAACGATGATCTTCCGCCGGTACCTCATCGGCTGGCGGGAGTAGGCAGCCCGCGGGTCCGGTCCGTGACGCCCTTTGCAGTTCGAGCCCGGGGGCTTGCCTGTCCAACCTGTCCAAAACTGTTTCGATGCGAGAGGGGCCGTGATGGCGTTTTCTGAGTCTGAGACGAAAGTTCTTGCGGCCCTTACTATTCAGAGCTCCGACCAAACCGTCGACGAGTTATGCGCCAAAACCCTTTTGCCCGCCCGGGCGGTGCGGAAGATGCTCAAAATGTTGGCGTATGACGGCCAGGTGACTAACCGCCCTTTCGGGTGGCGCATCACTCCTCTCGGTCGCAGGTCGGTTGCAGGCCCCGGCTACAGAGACACTGTGGCCGAAATTCGATCTGCGATGACTGGGAGGAGGTGAATAGCTGTGATGGAAGCACCCGGACCTGACGGTAGCGCTGGCGACAACTGGAACGAGGACCCGCGCGAAGACCATGAAGAGCACTTGAGTGTGACGGACCGGCGTCGCTGATGTAGCGCAAAGACTTCCCGTCACGCTCCTGGACCTCGGAGCGTATGTCGACGACGGGAATGCGGGCCCCCGGTTCCGGTAGCGGCTGAACCGGGGGACTCTGCACGAAGACAGCCTTTTCCTCCCGCTGGTGGTGAGGGAGGGATGGGCTAACGGAAACCCCTGAGAGTCTGGGAAGCGCTCTCGGGGGTTTTCGCATGTCCCAGGTTGAGTCGCTGGATCGTGGGTGCTGTCGGTGATTGACCGTACCTGATATGATAGCAGAGACTACATGCAGTGAAAGCTATCGTATCTGGAGGTGGGCGACATGCCCGAACCTGTTCAGCTCGACATCAGTAACCCGTCCGGCGCGCCGATCCCGGGCTTGTGGGACATCCACGACCTCGCCGCGTTCCTGAAGGTCAGGCCGGAAACCATCTACCACTGGCGGAAAACCGGAGGCGGACCAACCCCTGTCCGTGGCGGCAAAATGGGGCGTCATCTGCGCTGGGATCCTCGCACGGTCATGGCGTGGCTGGCCGAAGACGGCGACACCGTCACGGCGGCGTGAGGCACAGGGATGGCTACTGTCACAGACCTGTGGTTCACCGACGAGCCCGATCCGGGTGACTCCAAGAAGACGATCAAGGTCAAAACCGACAAGCATGGTTCGGGCATGCGGTACAAGGTGCGCTGGAACAAGCCCGGAGGCGGTCAGGGCTCGAAGTCGTTCGCCGACAAGCGTAAGCGTGAAGCGGACGCGTTCGCCGTGGAGGTCGAAAACGATCTGAACCAGCGCAACTACATCGACCCGCACATCGGCAAGACAGCCTTCAAGAAGGTTGCGGCCGACTGGATCAAAGGGACGTCTGCGGACCCGAGTAGCCGCAATACGACTGAGACGCAGATCAGTCAGCATATTTTGCCGTTCTTCGAGTCCTACGCGATTGCGCGAACTGGCACTGTCGTCGCGGTACGTGACTGGCTGGAATGGGTAGGGGAGCGCACCTACTATGGGCGCCGGCTTGATCCGTCGTATGTGTCCCAGTTGTTCCGTCAGCTGTCGTCCATTTTGGATATGGCTGTTCGGGAGAAGTACATCACCGAGAACCCGTGCCGGTCTAAGTCGATCACTCCGCCGAAGGTGCCCAAGAAGGTGTTGATCCCGTGGGCCAAGTCAAAGGTCGACGCGATCCATGAGGCTCTGCCTAAACGGAGCAAGATCGTCATTCCTCTCGGCGCCGGTCTGGGGTTGCGGCGTGGGGAGATGCTTGCGGTTGATGTAGGCGAAGATCTGGATCGTGACGAGGGGGTACTGCATGTGCAGCGCCAGATTCGGCGGCTGTCGGATGGCGCAGTGGTGTTCTCCCTTCCTAAACATGATCGGACACGCAGTGTCCCAGTGGCGGACTATGTACTCAAGTCGATCGACGCCTACGTCGAGGCGTTTCCGCCGATCTCGGTCACGCTGCCCTGGAAGTTTGCTGACGGCCCGTTGGTGACGGCGCACGTCTTGATGTCGCGTGAGGACAAGAAGACGTGGTATGGGGAGCTGTTCCATGCCACGGTGTGGCGGGGTGCGTTCCGGAAAGCTGGCATACCGATGCGGCGACGCATCGACGGCGAACACCAGCTGCGGCACTTCTATGCGTCGGTGCAGTTGGCGAATCTGGTGTCGATTCGGGAACTTGCGGACTACCTGGGTCACGGCGATCCGGCGCTCACGTTGCGGACCTACACGCATCTGATGCCGTCGAGTCACGCGAGGTCTCGTGCGGCGATCGACGGTGTCTTCGGGGCAGTCGTCGATCTCGGACTGTCTCCGGAGTGTCCTGATGGCGGAGACGGCAGTGAGGGTCCTGTTGTGGAGCCTGATTCGGGCATAGTGGATTTGGACTGAATCTTGTTGCCTAGCTGCGCGGAGTCGGTGCCCCCAAGGCGTGGATCGGTTGGGGCCTACTAGGCTGCTCGGCATGGCTGAGTTCATTTACACGATGAATTAGGACCTAAAGGCCCAGGTGGGCGGGTTAGAGTCGAAACCCGTCCCACCTGGGCATTAGTGGTTATCGGTGGGGGTTGTTGGTGACCCATGGTGGTCCTCAGATGTCCTGAGACTGTCTCGACTTTCGGCCCCCGACCACGCCTGTTGCCTCACCCGCACACGACGCCGCCACGTATCCACCACAGGCGCCACCCCCGCCAGCGAGATGCCGACCACCAACAAACCCGGGCCAGCCAGCAACAGAAAAGTCCCATCGGCCTGCATCCACACCGTCCGATGCACCAACCAAAACACGCCGATCCCGACATAGGTCACGCCCAGCACGCCAACACCGCACAACGCCAGCAGCGCACCCCGCAGTGCCCGCCGACTCGACCGCCACGCCGCGGCCGATCCCAAAAAAACCAGCACACATGTCGCCGCCGCGAACCCGTAGAAAATCCCCAGATACGTGTTCGTCGGCCAATCCTGGAGCTGCATCTCCCGATCCACCGGCACCCGCGACACATCCCCGACCCGCCACAGCACAACGAGGGCCGCGACAGCGAACGCGGCACACACAGTCCACACGTGCTGCCAACCACTCCACGAGAGGGCACGCAAATTGATCACCCCGAACAACCAGCAGGCAACAACAACCAGGATCGTATGCGCGAGATCGCTGATGTTGGCGCCGGCGAACGACAGCGCCGGATCGACATACCGGTCTCCGATATAGGGCAGCGACAACACGAACGCCACCCCGAGGACGAAAAGTGCGACCGTGAACGTGTGGGATCGTGGGCGGGTTCGCCACATGCTGAGCCGGGCGAATGCTACGGCAAGCATAAGAACAACAAATACCACCACATCGGCCAGTCTAGGGAGATAGCCCGACATGCCGCCGCGAGTTCGCCGCCACAATTTCATTCGAGCATTATTCGAACCCGAGCTCGGCCCCCAGGTTGGTTGTCGCGTCCCGCTGCTGCTCGACTTGCCGGGGCGCAGGCCCAGTTTCAACCAGTGTGGAACCGGTTTCGGCACGCTGTAACAGACTCCACGCATGGGTTTCCAGGACCGAAGCAACCTGTTTCAGTAGCTCCGCGGTAACTTCACGTTGCCCATATTCGAGGCGACGGTATGAGTTCCTGTTCTGGCCGACGGCGGTCCACACCTGTTCCTGTGTCAGTCCCAGGCTTTCACGGCGCTCAGCGATCACACGCCCAAGCACCACGTTCAGGTCTCGGTACCGCTCCACACCTAACTTTAACCCGGTCATCGGTCCAGGTCTCCGATCGTTACCGGCAGAAACCAGTTCAGGGACCAAAGTCCTCATTATGCTAACGCGCCGCTACCAGACCTTGCGGTACCCACAATCAGGGTACTACGGTGTGTCCATACCCGATTTTGCGGGACATCAATCCACACTATTCACGAGCAGCCGAGACCCAATCGGGAGGGCGGGGCGAGACGTGGCACCGTGACAGGACCCTCAATGATGCGCGACCTCTCTCAGCCATACCAATGCCCAGCCATCTACGCTCGCGGCGTCATCGAGCTGACGACACTCGGCATCACCATGAAGCTCCCGCACGGGATCGTCAGCTGGTGGCCCGACGACTGCGGCGCACTCTGGAAAGAGGTTGGGCGCGTCACCGTCTGGCATGACACCGCCCACATCGACATTTACCCCTACGTCGGCATCGCCGACGAAGAACGCGCAGTACTCGCCGGCGCGGGCTGGGCGGCGTGGTTCGAGCCGCCGACCGCCGATGACTTCTGGCAGGTTGGCACCCAAGGCGGCCGAAGCTATTGGGAGTGCGTGATCAACCTCGAAGCGTTCCCGACCGATCCGATCGCGCAAGTGATCCGGGCATCGGAGGAACACCGGCTGCGACAAGATCGACTGTTCGGTGAGGCTATCGGCGAGTTAGGTTCCGCGGCCTGAACGGACAGTCTCAGGCGTCGACTGGTGGCGGGGGCTCCAGTCGGCGCCGTTTTTCGTGGCTCAGCTCCGGTTTGGTGTTCGTTTACGTACAGTGCGCGTTGCGGGAGCCGCATCTGCCGCTTCGGTCAAATCTTCTGCGGGCGATTCGCTGGCGGCGGCGGCCTCGTCCGGGCGCAATCGCCGAAGAAGTTCGCTGACGAGCTGGTCGTTGGTGAGGCGGTTGGGTTCCGGCAGGGGTGGCGCGCTGTAGCCGAGCTCGTCTTCGTGGACGATTCCGGCTCGCGCTAGGGCTTCGCCGACCGGCCGGCGGAAATGTCTGGCGACAAGGACGGCGCTCTTGGCGTCGACCGAGTGCAGTTTCCACCTTCCGACGGTTCCCGGGGTGACCCCGATGGCGTTAGCCAACTCGGCGTTGTTGATGCGCTCTGCCCGCATCAGCAGGTCAACATAATCCCACCACGAGGTGGTGGTGGTGGTTTGGTCGGTCGTCACAAGAGACCCTTCTGTGCGCGGATCGGCCGTTGATCTTTCCCTACCGTCAGGTAAGGAACGCTGTCATGCATCGATGTTATGACAGTGCGAGCCGATTGGGAACAGTGAAGTACATCGCCTCCGCGACCCGGCTGTGTCATCCTGCGCATAATCGCAGGTCAAACAACTATCCACTGATGTAATGCATGCGATAGCCGACACCCTTGCGTAGCCGTATGATACGAGCTACTATCTACGATAGACGCTATCGCATGACCGTCTACTTCTAAACACTAAAACGCCCGCCCCCACTGGCATGGGGGACGGGCAATGCGCACCACGCCCAAGCAAAGGATCACGCGGCATGCACGAACATCATACGACAGACCTTCGACCAGCCGATGACCTGGTCAAACACGCGCAGGCCGCCCAAGACGACATCGGCTGGGCCGACATCAACGACGCCGACCAGATGAGTTTGGCCGTTCTCGGTTTGGCCCGACAGGTCACGGCGATGGCACGCGAGGTTTCCGCCCTCCGAACCGCTGTCGACTACCAGCAGACCGTGATCGACGGACAGGCAGACGAAATTCGGCGATTGAAGGGGGAGAAGTGAACACCTTCCGTGGACTGATGTACGGACTCCTCGCCGAACTGGCCGCCATGGCGCTCGGGGCGACTCTTATCTTCGTCATTTACATACTTCTGGGCGGCCACTGATGACCGAACTCGCTATGCGCCACGAACTCCCGCCCACCGAGCACGGCTCACCTGAATGGCACCGGGCGCACCTCAGTGTCTATCCAGACCTACTCCAGGGCTCGGACGAATGGCTCGCCCAGCGGCGAGGGATCGTCACCGCGTCCGTCGTCGGCAACCTCATCACCACACGCAAGCCCTCCGCGTCCGACTACGTCTGCACTGCATGTGGCGCGGCAGCAAACGACCCGTGCCGTAGCAAAGTTAAGGCCGACGCAGCAATCAAGACCCTGCATCCGGAACGCGCCGAACTGGCCCGCCGCAACTCCGCGAACACCAGGTTCGAGACCGCCAGCAACGACACATCCCGCGGCCTCACAGCATTGCTCGTCGCCGAACGCATCACCGGATGGATCGATCCCACATTCATGAGTGAAGACATGTTCCGTGGCCTCGAAGACGAACCCCGCGCCCGCGACAAGTACAGCGAGCACTACGCCCCCGTCCAAGAAGTCGGTTTCATGGTTCGTGAGCACCGCGGCATCCAACTTGGCTACTCCCCGGACGGTCTCGTCGGCGCTGACGGATTGATCGAGGTGAAATCCCGGCGCCCGAAGATCCACCTTGAAACGATCCTCGCAGACCACCCGCCAATCGAGAACATGGCGCAGATGCAATGCGGGCTGCTCGTCTCCGGACGCGCGTGGTGCGACTACGTGTCTTTCGCAGGGGGGATGCCCCTCTATGTAAGCCGAGTGCTGCCACAGCAGAAGTGGTTTGAGGCAATCCTCGAAGCCGTCCGCGCATTCGAGGCGAACGCCGCCGAGATGGTCCGCCTCTATGGCGAGGCCATCGAAGGGCTGCCCACCACTGAACGTGAACTCACCGAGATGAGGTTTTGACATGGACATTTCCGAAGCCGCCGCACCGAAATCCGACCAGATCAACGCAGATGATCTGATGTCTGGTCCGCGTGTCGTCACCATCACCGAAACCCGCAAGGGCAATGCCGAGCAACCGGTTGAAATCGTCACCGTCGAGTTCGGCCCCGGACGCCCCTACCGGCCAGGTAAAAGCATGATCCGTGTTCTCATCAACGCGTGGGGTGCGGAGTCCAGCACGTACGCGGGTCGGCGCATGATGATCTACCGCGACCCCGAAATCCGTTTCGGCCCCGAAAAAGTCGGTGGCATCCGAATCAAGGCCCTGTCGCATATCAGCAAGCAACTGACCCTCGCGCTCACTGTCACGCGCGGAAAACGTAAGCCGTTCGTCGTCGAGCCGCTCCCGGATGGGCCGCCCGTGATCAGTGATGCGCAGGCGGAAGAGATCGCAGCGGGTATCGCAAAGGCTGCCGATCGTGGAGCGCTCCACTCGATCGGCACCCAACTGAAGACGTTCGACCTGGGGGGGCACCGAGACCGCCTGGTGCACTTGTGGAAGGAACGGGCCAACGTCGTCAGCTACGGGAGGGCGGCGCCCTCGGATGCTGTCCAGGACGTCCCCGCCTCCCACTACGCCGACGTCCCGTACGCCGAAGACGGTGCCATGTTCCCGCCGGATCCGGAATCGTAGTGACCGCGCCTATCGACGGCGGCTGGCTCGCGATCCCGCTTCAGGGGGCGCGAGCCGGCGAGGGCGGGGATTGCTTCGGGGTCGCATATTTCGGTGACGACGAGCTAGCAGCCCTCCGCTACGCCAATCAGCGTGACCTCTACCGCGCCATCTACATCCTGCCCGGACAAACCGTCCTCGACGCCTGGGAGAGGCAACAGTGACCAGTTGGACCGAAATGCCTGCCGCGGCCTTTGACCTGGAGTCAACGGGTACCGATGTGTTCACTGATCGCATCGTGACTGGCTGCCTTCCACGGATCGACGGAAGCGACATTCACTGCAAGCGATGGTTGGCCGATCCCGGGATCCCGATCCCCGCGGAAGCCACTGAGGTGCACGGGATCTCAACGGAGTATGCGCAGAAGTATGGTCGCCCGCACGCCGAAGTAGTGCGCGAGACTGTAGACGCTCTGTACGCGTGCTGGGCTGAAGGCCGCTATGTCGCGGTGTACAACGGGAGCTTTGACTTCAGCCTGCTCGCCACGTACGCACCGGATTTCGAGGTCCGCGGGCTGATCGTTGATGTGAGAGTCCTGGATCAACAATTTGATCGGTTCCGCAAGGGACGCCGGAAGCTGGTCGACGTGTGCGGTCACTACGGAGTACGACTCGACAACGCCCACGACGCCGAAGCCGATTCGATAGCCGCCGCACGGCTCGCATGGCGGCTACCGCGAGTCTATCCGCAGCTCGCCGAGTACACCGTCGACGAACTCATGACCAAACAGGCCGCATGGCATCGCGACCGTCAGTTGTCGTTCATCGAGTACTTGGAGAAGCAGGGCAAGCCGTACACCGACGTGTCAATTCAATGGCCTATCCGCACACAGAGAGCGCAAGCCGCATGACCGTACCGAATTACCGCGAATGGTTGTTGAACCATGGCTACCTCGACGCTGACGAGACAAAACGTCGGCTACTTGCCTTCCGTGCTGCCGGAGTCCCATATCAGAGGGTGGCGAAGCTAGCTGGAATTCCCATCTCCACTGCACATGTCGTTGCGAGAGGCCGGCAGAAAACGGTCCGACGCGAACACGCAGACCGCATCGCAACCTTGAGCATCACCGAAGCTCGCGCATGCATGATCCCCTATGTCGATCCCGTACTTATCGACCGAATCCTGTCCGGCAAACCATCGATAATCCCATACGGAGACAAAAAAGTTTACGCCCGCGCACTCTATGCGCGCGGATGGAGCACGGCACGAATCGGGAAAACTCTCGCAATGTCCGGACAGTCTATCCGCGAAGCACTATCCACAAATGTGAAGGCAACATGACCGCGCGTAAGAAAGCCGAATGGCGTCATAGTGTGACAGTCGATCGCCACTCGGAACGTCCTGTCCTCGGCGCTTACAAGACACAGAAAATCTTGTATGGACGACGAGTTCAAGGACTACCGACTTCGATCTCCGCCGACACTATCGGCGACCATGTGCGATGGCTGCACGGCATGGGCTTCGGAGACCCCGCGATCGGTGCGGCTGCCGGTGTCAGCCACGCTGCGGTGTACAGAATAAGGTTGGCGCGCCGACAGTTGACACAGCATGCAATCGCTGGACGCCTCCGCATGGTCGGACATGTGCCCGTCCCTGCCCAGAGTGGCCTGATCGTGCCTGCCCACGGAACTCGCCGACGGTTGCAAGCCTTGCTGACCATCGGATGGACACAAGCTGCGTTAGGTGATCTTCTCGATGTATCTGATGCCCAGGTTCACCAATGGGCCCACCCGCGCCTCGGGAACCTCTATGAGACGTGGCATGCCGTAGCAGACGTATACGACCAGCTATCGGGTACACCAGGACCGAGCAGCATAACTCGTGACCGAGCAGCCAAAAGGGGTTGGCTCCCTCCGCTCGCATGGGAAGGGATCGACATAGACGATCCTTGGCGAGAGCCGGTCGAAACGGAAGACGATGCCGATCCAGCCGTCGACGAAGTTCTGTTACATCGAATCTTGCGGGGCGAGCATGAAGGCGAAATTCCGAAACCTGAGCGGACAGCGGTTTTGAATCACGCAATCGAACACAACTGGAACAAAACCAGAGTCGCCCAAGTTTTGGGTGTCAAACTAGCCACCGCAGATCAAGCGTTAGTCCGGATGCGTCGCGAACTACGACAGCAGACAGCAGCATGACCCGCACAGCCCGTGCATCCAAAATGTATCGGACGCGCCAGACATGCGGCGAACCCGCCACCATGCCCATCCATCTCGTTCAAAACCGCATCGAACACCTACACAACCTCGGCATCACCAATTCGATGATCGCCCACGCAGCCGAACTCGATATGCAAACCATCAGCCACATCGAACGTCGCAACACCGACCATGTACGAATCGAAATCGCAGCCAAAATATGGAAGATCGACCACCATCCACATCCGAAACAAAAACTTGTGCCCGCCATCGGCGCCCGCCGGCGCATCCGGGCACTCAACGCCATCGGCTGGCCGACCACGATCCTCGCACAGCGGCTCGGACACCCCGACCGGCTCGTACTGAACGACAGCTTGCGCCGCGACCACATCACATACAAGACATGGGCTGACTGCCGAGACCTCTACAACGAACTATCCGGCACACAAGGACCATCCATCGACGGTGGCCGACGCGCACGCACCCGCGGCGGATACGCGCCCCCGCTCGCTTGGTACGACCGCGACATCGACCACCCGCACACCAAACCGCGACGCACCGTCGATCCTCGCGACAAGAGCGCCTAGCTTTCATCCGCCCCCCAATCCGCCTAACGGCGAAAGGGCCACACCTATGTCAGTATCAAGACGACTCCGCTTCGAAATCTTGCGGAGAGACAACCATGCTTGCCGTTACTGCGGTGCCACCGCGCCGGACGTGAAACTGACTGTCGACCATGTAACCCCGGTTGCGCTCGGCGGAAGTGACGACCCCACGAATCTCGTCACAGCTTGCGCTGACTGTAACGGCGGCAAGTCTTCTATCGCACCCGATTCCGCGATCGTCGCCGACGTGGCAGCAGACGCGCTCCGCTGGGCCGACGCAATGCGGCAGGCCGCGGGGGAGCGCGCAATCACACACCTCCAGGACCGAGCGCTAGAAGACAACTTTCGTAGCTGGTGGGACTTATGGACGTGGACTGACCCGGCCGGGCGGAAACATCAAATCGAGCCCGCCGCCGACTGGCGCCAGTCCGTTCGGCAGTTCGTTGTTGCGGGCCTGGGCATTGAAGACCTCTTGGAACTAACGGAGGTAGCGATGACCGCGCGCGTCTCTGACGAATGGAAATACTTTTGCGGCTGCTGCTGGACGCGAGTCAAACAGACGCAAGAGCGTGCGGCGGAAATCCTCGCCAACGGAGAGCTGTAAATGCCGCGCGATCATGGCCGGATCCTCGTATCCATCTGGGATGACCCGGACTTCGTCGACCTGACTCCGAACGCTCAACGCGTATACATGCTGCTTCTGTCTCAGCGTGGCATCAACAATGCCGGAATGATCCCTACGCAGGTCGGGAAGTGGGCCAAACGCAGTCGGCACACAAGTCGTGAGGACATTACAGACGCACTCGCCGAACTCATCGCTGTCCGGTTCATTGTGTGCGACGAATACACCGAAGAAACTCTTGTACGGAGCTTCATTCGAAACGACGGCATCACCAAGAACGCGAACGTTTTCAAAAACGCGCTTGCATGCGCCGAAGGCATCGAAAGCCCCGTCCTTAGAGCTGTCCTCGCGGAGGAGCTGCGCCGTCTCGGCCGTGCCGACGCCAGCGAAGTTGCCGACCGCATCGACCCCGCAGACACGGCCAACGAGCCCCGTTCGAACGGACTTGGAACGCCGTTCGAACGGCGTTCCGACGACGTCTCGACGCCCGCGGGGAAGGGGTTGGGGTTGGGGGTACCTCAAGTTGACGATAACTCCAGTTCACCTCCCCCGCGCGCGCACACGCGCGAGGCAACCGATCAGCAACCCGACACTGAAAGTGAACGCCCCGGCAAAGCCGTCTCCGTCGACGGCTGGCGACTCATCAAGCCACTCTGCGCGCACTTCCCGCAGGCCACCCGAACCGCGCTCGCCACCGAAGCCGCCGCGATGCTCAAACAAGGCATCGCGGCTGAGGACATCACCGCGGGCCTCGAACGGTGGCTCACCAAAGACCTCGGACCGCGGCAGCTGCCGCACCTCGTCACCGACATCATCCGCGCCAAAACGCGGCCAGCCCCAACCCCAGGCGCCGTCGACCGCTCCCAGCTGTCGAACCACGACCGTAAAAGTCTCGGATGGGCTGATGCCGCCCAAGCAGCGAAACGAAGCCTCGGCCTCATCGCCAGCACCGACACCCCGATCTCATCCACCGACGACCGGCCGCTCCTCGAAATCCTCAGCGGCGACAGCGAATACCCGGAGACCGCATGACCAGCGCAGAACAATACATTGACATCACCCAAGCCGTATTCGAACGATGCAACGGCTACGACCTGTGGTTCCCGCACCCCAGCCAAACCGCCATCGTCGCTTGGGCACACGTCTTCGCCGAATCCCGACTCAGCCGCGAAGACCTCCTCGCCGGCGTCGACCTCGCCTACCGGAAAAACCCGGAAAACTATCGACCCACACCCGCCGCGATCGTCACACACGCCCAAGCCACCTACTTCGAAGCATTACGTGACCTGCCCGACGACCGCCGCAAGCTCATGGACACCGCCAACTATTCCTTGCAGGACATGGGATTCGGGCCGAACGACGCCCACCGGTACTCGCGAGCCATCGCACTCGGACGAAACCCGACGATCAACCTCACCGCCGACCAGGACGCAGAGCTTCGGCATCGCATCACCGCAGCCCGCGAACTCCTCAACGAGCCGCCGCGGCACCTCGAATCGCTGTGGAACATCGCCACCGACCGCAATACCGGCCGCGAACCCAAACGGGCATTCGCCGGAACACCCGAAACCAACGAGCAGCAGGACGACGCCGCATGAACCGTGCAGAAACCCAACAAATCCTCGACCTCGTCGCCGAATACGACCAACGCGAAACCAGCGGCGACATGATCGCCACCTGGCATCACCAAATCGGGCACCTCGACAAAACGACCGCAGAAGAAGCCGTCGCCATCCACCACAAAGTCAACACCCACGCGATCATGCCCAAAGACGTCATCGACCTCGCCGAACAAATCGGCACCCGCACCAGCACGCAACATCCGATGCGACGAGCATCCATGGCCGCTTATCAAACCGCAGGCGCCTTGAACTACGACTGCCCACGATGCGGAGAACCGGCGGGTGATCCATGCAAAAACCCGGTCACAGGGCAGGAAGCACACGCGCCATGCCTCGCCCGCATCACCGGAAAGACGGTCGCGGCATGAACAGAAACCTCAACAATGATTCAGATATGAACCATAAACGGGGTTACCGTTCCGTTTATGGATCGACGCAGTTTCGTCCAACGCCCCTTGTTTCCCTGCTGGGCGTGCTTGGTTTCAGGATGCCCGTAGTGCCCGCTGTACGTCATGCTGCCGGACGTAATGCCGTCTCTGCGACACCGGTATCGGATCGGCTTCTGAATCGCTCTACGGGGCTCGCTCGGTTTCGGCGGGTTTGCGTCGGTGGAGAGACTGGTTTCGGAGGTGTTCGATGAAGCCCACAACGATCAGTCGCACTGCGGAGCATCGGCCGGCGACGCGACGGCGTCGTTGGCGTCATGATGATCTCGTTGCCGTTGACTTGTTCTCCGGTTTCGGCGGTTTGACTGAAGGCATCAAGCGTGCCGGATTTTCGACGATTATGGCCGCGAATCACAATGCCTACAAAACTTCAGTGCATGAAGCGAACCATCCGGAAACGGAGCATTGGATCGCGGATCTGATCAACCCGGACTCTTCCGACTATCATAGTGCCCGTGATTTGCCTGCCGCAGATATTTTGTGTGCGGGCGTGACTTGCACGAATCATACGCAGGCGAACACGAAGAAGGCTTACGAGCAGGGGTTATCGCTTTTTGATTTGGATGATCCGGATTTCGATGATCGGGTCACCCGTTCGGAGAAGGACAGGGCCACAGCGAATTGTGTCCTGCATTATGCTCAACGTCATCATCCGCGGCTGATTCTGATCGAATGCACCACGGAATTGACGTCGTGGGGGCCTGCGATTCCCGGCAAACCGAATGTTGGGGATGGTTCGACGTACAGGTATTGGTTGAAGCAGCTCGGAAACGAGGGGTACCGGCATCAGGTTTTGTATTTGAATTCGCAGTTCTTCGATACACCGCAGTCGCGTGACCGGATTTATATAGTGTTTTCGCTGCTGACTTTGCCTGCCCCAGATTTGGAGCATCGGCCGCTCTCGTGGTGCGCTGCGTGCGATGACACGGTTCCTGCAGTGTGGTCGTGGAAGACCGGTATTCCACCGAGCGGTTCGGTGCGGTACGGCAAACAATACAATTACACATGCCCGCGGTGCCGTCGCGAGGTTGTTCCGCCGATGACTCCGTCGCTACATGCCTTGGATCTCACTGATTTGGGTGCCCGGATTGGTGAGCGGCCGTTGAAGACGTTCAAGGTGGGTGACCGGGAGGTTCGGCTTCCGTTGGCGCCGGCGACGATGGCGCGCGCGGAGCGTTGCCGCCGCAGATTCGCTGAGTTCCCGGGCATTCTGATGCCTATTAAGAGTGCGCATGGTGTTGAACGGCATCCGTGGCAGCCGATGTCTACGCAGACTTCGCAGCAGGAGACGGCCTTGCTGTCGACGGATGCAATGTTCGCGGCGATCAACAACTTTCAGGGTGCACCGCGCAGCCTCGGCACCCCGCTGCCGACTGTCGTCGGATCCGAAACTCTCGCCCTGGTGGCGGGTGTGATCCCGTTCAGGAAGAACACAGTCCCGGTGCTCGCTTCGGAGCCGATGCCGACGGTGACGTCCCTGCAAATTCCAGGGATGTTGAGCGCGGAAATGGCTGTGGTTCTTGCTGATCTGCCGTTGGAGGCATGCCACCTCAAGATGCTGACGGCCCCCGAGGTTGGTGCAGGGTGCGGCTTCGACACCACCCGGCCCGGCCGTGAAGGCACATTCAAGGTGTGGGGGAGCGCCCGGAATCAATGTGACGGTTACGGTAACGCTGTCAGCCCCGCGGTTGGCGCGTGGATCGGTGCCCGGTTGCGTGCCGTACTCCACGGCGCCGGGGCGGTGGCGGCATGACGACGACTGATGTTGTCGACGGCCCTGATCCGACCGTGTATCTGGCTGTGGCGCAACGGCTCATCCTCAGCCTGCCGCCTGGTGAAGAGTTCATCAACGCGAACATTCTTACGGCGATGCGGGTGAAAGGCTGGGCGGACTTGTCGGAGTCTCGCCGACTCGGTCCGATGATCCTCGGCCTGAAGCGGAAAGGGTGTGTCGAGAAGGTTGAAGTGCGGGCTACCACGGCACGCTCGCACGGCGGTACCACGACCGTGTGGCGGCGCACCAATCAACGAGGAGACAGGGCTGGCATGAGTGAGCGCTGCTGGTGTGGGCGCCCGAGCCATGACGACCTGATTGACGGGTGCGTCGGGGATGCGTTGCTGCGTGCCATGTTCGGGCCGCCGACCGTGGAGGCGATGATCCGTTCAGCGATCCTGATGTCCGGGGATCTGCTGGCGCTGGTGACGTCGGACGACGAGGAGACTGCGACAGCCGCCCAAGTTGTGATCCACGCGAATCCGATGCCGGGGCCGTCTATCGAGATGGATCGCAGAATCCTGGAACTCGCCGGCATGGACGTGTCCGCGGGCGACATCGAATCGATCCGGGCATGGTACGGCGGGACGGTGATTTAGTGGGGCTGCTTCGGCGCTTTGAGCGTCTGGCTGACGTTCTGCGGGCTGGAGTTCCACATGCGGGCAATCGCGGAGTAGTTCTCCCCCTGGTCGTGGAGTGTCTTCCAGGTGGCGCGGCGGCAGGCGGCGACGACACCGACGAGGGCGGTTGCTCGCGCGTTCAGGTCGGTGAATGCGTTGAACTCGTCGTCATCATCGGTGCGGGGCGCGAGATCGGCGGGTGCGGCTTGCGCATATTGGTCGGCTATCTCTGCGAGCCGGCGAGCTTGCTGGGCAAGGGATTTCCACGGCGACGGCGCAGAGATGTCGTCGCCGGTGATCGCGGTCATCGGGTCATGTGTCATGGCTTGTCCTTGTGTGCGTCTAGGAACCGGTCGACAACGCCCTTGTCCGGATCGCTTCTCCACGCCGCGAGCAGGCCCGGCAGCGGGGTGAAGGTCGTCATGTTGACGAGGTTCATCATCTGGTTGCCGCGCGGGTTACCACCGCGGTACTCGATCCACTGCCGTGCCCGCCTTTGGCCCAGCAGCACCGCCCGCAGCTCATCGTGATCGTGCTCGGCAACCCCGGCCACGCGGCAGGCGTTATCGAGTTCGTCGAGCGCTTTGGCGCGCAGCGTCTGCGCCCATTGGACTTGACGCTCACTGCCTTGCAGTGCGGGCCAGCCCGCGATGTCGGCGTAAGCCGCTGCCTGGGTGGACTCTTCGTCTCGTGCCGCCCGGATACAGTCGGGGCAGCGTCGGCGGCCGTAGTGCGCGGCTTCGCGCTCGCGTTCACCGTGCGTGTTGGTGCCGTAGATCTGACGTTCGGACTGGTGTTCGCAGCTGTGGTGGATCGTATACCAGGCCATCAGTGCGCCTCGGCAACCTGCCGGATCGCGGCGATGACGGCTGCGGGATCGCCGGTGGATTCGCCTGCGGCGGTCTCGGTCTTGTACTCGAAACCGTTTTCGTCTTCGTGCTGGGTGAACAGAGTCCACCGCACCGAACCTGAGGGGTCGCCGTTGAAATAGACGGTGACAAGGTTCGAATTGATCACGGCGTAGTCGAGAGTCTCGCGTGGGGTGGTGTCGGCCTGGTCCCAGCCTCCCATGACGGCAATCTCACGATCGGGGGTACCGTCGTGCCACCACACGTCGGTCAGGGTATCGGGGGTGTCCGCAGCGAGGTGGGCGATTACGCGGTGCGCCAGCTGGGATGAGGCAGAGATCTCGTCGCGATCAGTCATCGACTCATACATCCAGGTGTGTCCTTCAGTCGGTTTCGGCGATGACATCAGCTTAAACCCTAGGGTTTAAATATGCAAGAGATTGAGGCTTTGACACCGCAGAGACACTTATACCGCGATATGCGCACGAAGCATGAAGACGGCGAGTCCAGCTCGCCGCACAGGAGGCGAAAGCACGTGAGCGACAGCGAAACAGCCAAGGGTCTGCCCCTTCCCGTTGGGCATGAAGAAGCGTTCGAGCGGATGGCCGTGAAGAATCCGGGCGGCGTGTTCGTGCGCTTCGAGATGTTCAGCCTCGACCGGCAAAACCACACGGATGTCACATTCGGGCTGTCGACCAACGATCTCGCCGACCCGGATTCGTTGCGGCGCACGTTTTTCGAACCGGCGATAATCCACCTGGTGGACCGGTTGAAGTCGGGCAGTTTCCCGTACAACGGAAACATCGAACTCAACGACATCCAGGAGATTCAGTGACATGGCTGAGAATGGCTCCAGAACCGCCGCCAGCGTCACACACATGCTTGCCACCGATGCGGCCCGCGCCACGCCCCGCCGGATCCCTGTCGACGTCACCGCGACCGAACGACCGGATCAACGAAGCTGCCGGCGACGACGGCTACCTGTGGATGTGTGACGACTGCCTTGCCGTCTGGATCATCCGCAAACTCGCATTCTTCGACTACCGGACCTGGAACCAAGTCAACCCGATACGCGCCCGATACTACCGGCGCCGCTACCTCCAGGAGATCCAGTGAACCGTAACCGTCGCTGGTTTCCGGTGGATGAGCCCATGTGTCACGAGCCGCACCCGACCATCAAGTACTTATGCGGATTCAACCAAGGCCACGACGGCGACCACAGCGAAGGCATTTGCTTCAACTCTTGGCCCAACGACAACGAGGAGACATCGTGAACCCCGCACTGCCCAATCATGATTCGACCGCTATCTACCTGCCGTGGCTGTTCCATACCGCGCCCCTGCATCTGCTCGGCATGTGGACGTGGGGTGCGCGGTGAGTGACAGCACGACCGGTAAGTTCCGGACCTCCGAATGGTCCCCGACCATCGTGAAAGCGGCGAAAGTCATGTACCAGCGAATCCGCTTGGGTGACCCCGACTTGCCGAAGTGGTCGAAACTCAGCGCCGACGCCACCGACCACTACTGTATCGCCGCCCAAAACTGTGTCGAAACCTTCCACTACGAAGCATCGAAAAACATCGAAGTATGGGTGAACTACTGATGAGCGAGAAGCAGACCATCTGCAAGCACTGCGACGGCCCCATCCAGCAAAGTCCCACCGCCGGCAACAGTTGGGTCCATTCCGACGGCTGGCAGCGCAGGCTTCACAACTGCCCGGTCGATCCGTACGGCTTCCACGCCGAACCGGTAGGGACGCCCTGCTCGGATCATCCGGCCAATCCATGTAATGGTGCCCGGGGCATCACCGTTCAATCGTCGCACCCGTTCACCCAGACTGAACACGATCCGGAAGTGAACACGTGACCGTCGATGATCCGCTCGCCCGCCTGACTGCTGGCCTCGCGGAAGACGAGAAGCGTGCGAAAAACGAACTACGAGTACGCGAACTGGATCGTGACATGTACGGCATCAGCATCGCCGACATTCACATTCCCGGCACGATCAGAGATGCTTGTGACCCTCGCCGTGTGCCGCGTGAAGTCGCGTTGAAGCGTCTGATCCTGCGTGAGCATGCACCGTTGACCGGTTACGGTGACGGCGTGTTCGTCCAAACGCGGTCCGCGGAAAATCGTGTGATCGAGATTCGGGCGTGCGAGGCATGTTCGACACTGCCGTTCGCCGGCGACTCCGAGCCAGAATATGAAACGTGGCCGTGCGAATACATCCGGGCCCTCGCCGACATCTACACCGAGGAAACGACGTGACACCCAAACGTAGAAACGTGTTCTTCGGACCGAACGTGATACCTGCTTGGCAGTTCTACGGCACCATCAGCGGCCTGTTCGCACTCGCCGTCGTCCTGTTCGTGCTGACGCTGCTCAACCTGATGTGAAAGTGAGAATCCGGGTTTGACTCGGCGATGATAATTGGTTTGTGAACGAAGATATTCGATTGCTGACGAGACTCCGTAACGCGGCTATCCGCCGAACTGTAGCGAGTTTCGATCGGCAAGGGCCTCTGGAGTATGCGACGCAAAGCCTTTCGCTTGCGCAAGATGTCCACAACCTGATCGAATCGATTTCACGAGATCCCGGGACGCCACCGAATGACTGACCGTGACATTGTCGACGCCATCGACGAACAGCTTGCCCAGGGCGAGCCGGAAACCGGATACGACTTCGACGATCCCACGTTCCCGGAATGCCCACACTCATGGTGTGACCGCGAATGGCACGGGCTCGCGATCACCCAGAACATCGAGCAGATGCGATGGTCCGGTTCCTACGACGAAGACTATCGGTACAGCGAAGACGACACGCCCGTCATCTGCCCCGGATCATCGTTCGACGGCGAATTTACGCCGCCCGTACCAGAGTCTCCGAGCGCACCAGAATATGCGGCCACACCGAATGCTGTGCCGCGCGGCTATACGCTGAGAGACCTGGCATTGCGGTTGGGGACGTGGGATATTCCGGACGACCCACTCGGCGACAGCCAGTTGTGGATGCCGAACCCGTTCCTGCCCAACGGCAGCAGCTGGCAACCACTCACCGGCTCCGCGTCCACACTGACGCACGGTCCGCAATGGTGGCGTTGCGACGACGTGCGCCGACACGGGATCCGCCTGGACACTGAACGTTACCGCGAGGTCAACTATACGGTACCCGGGCGTGTGATGTTCCCGGCGGCCACCCGCGTTATCGCTGGACACGAACGAATATTGATGCGGCCCGATTATGACGTGTGCGCCAGCGCTATCAGCGGATTCAATCGCGAAACCGGCGACGAGTGGATGGAAATCCACTGCGAGACACCGCCCGTCACAGGTAACTGGTATTTGCGTGATGAGACCGCGATCCTCGACCTCGCGCATGTGCGGCGACTCGAACAGTTGATCTTCTGCCTCACTGTCGTAGAAGAGGTGTATGCGAGCATGCGAAACCATCTGAACGAGGAGATGGCCCACACATTCACGCGCGAAGCTCGCACACACTTTCCGGGAGTGTGGATCGACTCACGGGATCTCGTCTACTGCGAGGTAGAGCGCGACCGATCGCGCCACATGCGCGTGATCGAAGTCCGTTGGCGCCAGCCACGATCAGAGCAAGTCGAGTTGCGCGATGGACCCGCGAACGGGCACACGCAGGAAGCGGGCGACCTGCGGACGTTCGACCGGATCAACGTTCGGAACCCGGTCCGGATTACATCCTTCCGCGAGCCTGTAGAGCCGACAGCTCAGATGTCCACGACCAGCTACCAGCTTGCCGGATTCAACACGGTCACACGCAATGTCGTGTTCCGCCCGGTGAACGCTCCTGCGACACAACCGGATGCACCAGCACCGATCACGTTGCGCCGCTGGCTGCCTGGCGACCCGCAGCCGGCAAGCCTACTGGCCGCTCCGGTAGGTGCTGACCTGACGGATTCGCTCGGCTGGCAGGCGCTCCGCGATGGCGGCTGGCAGGAGATCGGCACGGTCGATCGCAACGCGGTCACCTTCACGCCGACCGACGAAGGCAGCGACATTACGGCCGCCGTCGGCTTCGTACGGAACATGCATACGGCAGCCACTTTGGCGGGCGACAGCGAACGAGACGCCATCCTCGCCGAATATGCGCGGATCCCCGGATACAGCCCGTCTGATCAACGACACATCATCATCGCCAGCCGATCCGGCGATGCCAGGCGGTACGCGCGGCAGCACGGAATCAGGCACCCGATCATCGTCGATCTGGAGCGGTCCCATCCGGAAGACGTGTTGCGTGGGCTGAACCTCGACGGCTGCCGGATACATGAGATCGCAGGTGGACTCGTGCCACAGCACATCATCGAAACCCTCCGGATGCTCGCCGCGTTCGCTGGCCGCCCCCTCGAATCCTTCTACGCCACAAACGATACGACGGAGCAAGCCGCATGATCACAACCTTCTGGATTGCTGTCGCGCTGTGGGTGCTACTCGTGGCACTGTCTGCGACGATCGCTGGAGCCTTCGATTCGTGGGGTGAGTACGTTATCCCGTTCTGGTACGTCACATTCTGGGCTGCCCTGGCAACGACCACTGTGTTTCTCGGCTGGTTCGCGCTGCATTCCCTAACCGTCAATATTACGGTCGGAGGCTAAGTATGGCGCGCTCACAGTACATCTACGTCGTTGCCGAGCAACATAATTCGGGCGATCGGATCATTGCCGGATTCACAGTCAAGCACGAACTAACGAGCTGGCTCAACCGACATCCCGACTTCTGCTACACCGTCACCCGCATCCGTGACAGCACATTAGACCCGCGACCGACCGTCATGGACGTCGCCGAACTCCAGGAGAAGACAGCATGAGCACTGAGGGAGGCGTTCCCCCGTCGGGATACAGGTTGTGGGACAAAGACTTCAACCTGATCGGCAGCTGGGATGGGCCACCGCCTGCGGAAGCGTTGATTGATGGCCGCAACATGACGATCGACTACAGCAGTGGGGAACGCTGGTCCGGTCGCATCGAGAACGGCGAGCCCGTTCGAGACATCGAGTTCTTGACGCAGATACTCACCTGGCCGCACCCCTTCGAAAACGATCCGGAGCAGCCCGCATGAGCGCGCTAACGGATGAAGATCTGCATCCCATCCGACGCAAGCTGACCCCGGAACAAGTCGAGCAGCGACGCCAGCAGGCCGCACAGATCATGCGTGACGCTAGCCGCGCCGTGTCGACGCTCGAAGAATGGCAGGCGTGGACAGTCGAGAACAGGGAACCCAACTCGACCTATCCGACAATGTCGGTTGTCGGTGAGTTAGCGGATCAAATCCGGCGAAGGCTCGATGCCAAACCCGACGCGCCTGTCCGGATCATCGCCGACATGTACGACATGACCGCTTGTCAAGTGATCATGAACGTGATCTGCGACGGCGACACCCCGCGAGACGCCTGTATTGCCCGCGACCGGCACGGCGACTACGACTGGGACCTGATCCGCGCATGGCTGGAGGGAACAGCATGATCGAGCCCGACTACACCTCCACACCCGTACGGAAATGGGTTGAGGAATCGGACGAACGCGATATTGACCTCGAATTCAAACGCACCCTCATCACCGGGGAACTTGCCGACAGGGTTCGGGAGCGGTTCGGTGCGACCGACGAACCCGTCTACTTCGTCGAATACCAGGAAGAGTCCGGCGGCTGCCACACCTGCTACAGCATCGACAACTATCTCCGCGTCGAATGCGGTAACCGAACCCGAGACTTCAGCGCCTATGAGGGTTTGCCGTTGAATAGTCTCCTCGACTGGTTCGACGAACCTCGCCGACAAGCTGAACGTGAAGCCACCGAACGTGCCCGCAGAGCCCAGCAGGCCGCCAACGATCACGCATTCACCTCCACCATCGTTGACGGGATTGCGGGCGCTATCGGCGAACTGGAGGCCGAAGGCTACAGCTCCGATCAGGAGTGGCACGACAAGCTCATGACGCGGCTCGGAATGAACGGTTACAGGACATGACCGACACGTGCACAGTATGCGGCAAACCAGTATTCCCGCACCCATACCGGCACCCGATCGTTCGGCGTGCACCGGATTTCCATCCGTTGACCGAAGACGAAGTGAAGCAGGAACTGACCAAGCCGTCACCGTTGGTCGAAATGATGATCGACCTCATGAAGCGGATTGAACGCCTCGAAGACAAAACCGGACACTTGTGGGACCAGTCATGAGCCTCCGCGACAGGTTTCCTCAATATCTCGACGGCTACGAGTGTGACGACGACATGGGGATCGAAACCGAGCCGATCGGGCCGATGATCCGGCAATCCATGTTCGACGCCCTCAACGAAAAGTTCGGGAACCAAGGAGAGGCAGCAGCATGAACCCGTCTGCTGTTCCGATCGGCGTGTGGTTCACGGTCATCGCGGTAGCTGGCCTGGTCGGCAAGTTCGCGCCGCGTGAGGGTGTCCGCGAGGTCGCCCGGGTCTTCGCTATCGGCCAAGCGGCGTGCGCTGTCATCATCTTCGCGCTCACCGGATTCATGCTGGTGGTGTCCGGGTGAGCGACGACCACAGCTACGACGAATTCGTTGCCATGGTGCAGCAATACGAGCGGCAGAAGGCTGAACAGGTAGATGCCGCATTCACTCATCTCGACCTGTACGTGTGCCGCCTGTGCGGTGTGCCCGTCCTCGACCGAGAACAGCATCACGCCTTCCATGAAGCACTCAAAGACTGGACGACATCCGCCGGCAAAGCGTTTGAGCAGATCGGGGAAGCCATGCGCGGAACATCAGGAGACGAAACGTGACCGAAACCAACTATGCCGTCGCTCCGGGCGAGTACCTGAAGGAATGGATCGACGAGCGCGGCTTGACCCGGCAGCGCGCCGCGGATCTCCTGGGGTACAGCCGCGAACAGGTCGACGACATCGTCAACGGGCGCACATCCATCACGAGGGACACTGCGGTCCGCCTGGCGCGTGTCACCGGCATTTCCGTCGGCTCGTGGTTCCGGTACGAGGCCGTCTACCGGGCCGACCTCGCACGACTCCACAGGATCGACAGAACAGTCGTCCCACCTGGCGCGCTCGCTCAGATGGCAGCCAGTGACGCTCGCCCGTCTCCGGAACTACAGGCCGCGATCGGGCGGGCATGCACACGACGCAAGGAACAAGCATGAACGCTGACGAGATCCGTACGAAAGCGATCGAACGGGTTGCGCGATGGCAGTATGAGCAAGCCGCTGCCGAAACCGCAGAAACCTGCATAGTGTGGGAAGACTGCCATGGTGCTTCTCGCCGAATGTGGATGCGCATCGCCACGGGGGCTGTCGATGCTCTCGGCGATCTGCTGCCGACCGCAACGGAATCCAACGTCTTCAAGATCACCACCGAACCGGGTTTCGCCCGCGGACGCCGGTATGTCACTGACTGGTGGACTATCGAAGGAACCGAAACAGTATGAACGCAACCAGAGTCGACGACCTAGAAATCTATCGTGATAGCGCCGGACGCTATAGGTGGAGGCGGGTAGCCCAAAACGGCAACATCGTCGCCGACAGCGGACAAAGCTACCGAACCTTTTGGGGCGCTAAACGGGCCGCGAAGAAAGTCAACCCCGGACTGTCGATCTGGGACATGCGGAACGCCTACACACTCAACCTCCAAGACGAGGCGCGTTGATGTTCATTCGACAGAATCATCTGTGCAAATATCCTGCTGGGGTTTGCGGAGCGTTCGGGGACTTGTGGATGTGCGAGGACTGCAAATCTATCTGGAGGTACAGCACGTTCTGGCAGGCATGGAGCAAACTTCGAAATCCCTGCCGTATCAGTCGAATCCGGAAGAGGTACGTCGATGCCCAGTAAGAAGACGCTGAAGAAACAGAACCAGAAACTCCGCGCGGAACTGACTGAACTTCGGGGCGCCGCACTCAAGCTCGTCGACGCCATCCAAGATGGCCCCCGGAAAGAGATAGATGAAGCCGCTGAAACAGTCCGAGACCTGATCCCTGGTGCACCGTGGACGGTGCAGCGGATTTTCAGGCTGCATGATCAGCTGTGGAGTAAAAGGCTCGGTGACGTCATCGATAAAGCCCTCACCGAACCTCCCTCATTCGCGTCTGGCGGCCAGGTCACCGCTATCGCAGACATCCCCGACTGGGCGAAAACCAGCCACAACGTGGAGGTGGTGTGATGCTGGGTATCGAACGGACACCCGAAGATTGTCGCTGGCTCGATGAAGCCGAGCGCGAAGACGAAGAGCGGGCCGCGACCGCGTTCACGCAACTGCCACTAGCCGGCTCGACTCGTGAATGCCCGAAATGCTTGTTCGGGATGCTCACCTACAAGTACCTGCTTTGCTTCTACTCGTCACACTGGTCCAGGTACATTCCGCCTGCTGGTTTGTTTTTTCGCGCATGGCGGCCGCCGACACGGAAGCTGATGGTCCGGCAGTGCCCGCAATGCGGTGCCGACACCTTCGAACGGCCAGCCGACAGCGTGAGCGACTACGAGGCGGACGCGGCGTGACTACCCGTTGGGATCGCCTGCGCTGCAAGGTCGGACGACACCGCTGGGCGCTCGAATTCCATCACGTCGAACCGCCCGACTGGGCGTACCCGTTCATCGAACGCGGCTGTATCCTGCACCGGTGCCGACACTGCCGGAAACGACGATGAGCGTTCGCCGACTCCTTGTCACAGGCTCCCGTGACTGGACCGACCGAGACACGATGCGGGACGCTCTCGCCCAAGCTTGGCGCGACCTACAACCCGGGCCGATCATCCTCGTACACGGTGCAGCAGACGGCGCCGATCTCCTCGCCGCCGACATCTGGACCAGCGGCGGACTCCTCGACGAACCACACCCCGCCGACTGGGATCACTGCCGCCCCGAATGCCAACACTCACCACGATTCCGGCGCGACAGAACACCCTACTGCCAAGCCGCCGGCGGATACCGGAACCAAGCGATGGTCGACCTCGGCGCCGACCTATGTCTAGCCTTCCCGATGCCTCGTTCGCGCGGCACATGGGACTGTGTGCGCCGCGCGAAGAAAGCCGGAATCGTCGTACGCGAGTGTGCGTCAGGGGCGACAATAAGAGCATGACCCGCAAAGAGTGGGATTGGTACATCATCGGATGCCTGGTGTTCGGTCCACCGTTCGTAGCGTTCGGCGCCTGGACAGACCATGAGTCCTGGATCGGAATAACGCTGACGGGCTGCATCTTCGGACTGGCTACAGGGGCGTTCGCCGTCCTATATCTGCTGGTGGATCGAAAGAAGATGCCGAAAACCCTTACCCCGCAGGAGCGAACGGAAGCCGCGAAACGACAAGGGTTGCTCTAGTCCCGGGTCTGATCTCGCCGGCTAAGACTCGCCGCCCCAGTTCGTCCGGTTGTTCTCTTCGATCCGAGCCCGGCAGGTGTCGCACAGCATCCACCGGCCAGGTTCGGCGGCCTCACCGCAGATCACACACTCACGCACTACCAGCTCATCTGACATGTCACGGATCGTAGCGTGCGACACCGATAGGGCCGGCGACGATCGAGTACGATCGCCACGTCAATGCTGAGCGATCAGCCTGATACCCCTGATCGAGCCCTTGGACGTGAAGACCGTCCAGGGGCTCGATTGGTTCACGTCCCCTCGGAGGGGCGATGTCGACTCGCGGCTGACACGCCGAAAATCAGACAGTTGCGATCCCTCGAAAGGGAACATGGTCACCCCTGCATTATATACGTGCTGCTCGCTGCCCTAAGCGATTTCGCGGGAACGGGGTTGTCACTCATGCCGCCCATCCTTCCACGTCGTTCAAGCTCGTAGCCCAGTTCGCCATCGTCGCGAAGTCGCCGTCCAGCAACCCGAGAGCTGGATTCACGTAGTGCAGCAGCGCTGGCCCGGGATGCTGGCGCGCAACATACTGGCGGTCATCGTCGCTAATGTCGTCGTCGATCCACGCGAACGGGCGCCCCGCAGCGTGTTCGACGAGTTGCGTGGTCTTCCAAAACGTTCCGTCGGGGCCATTCCCGAACATCGGCCCCGTCCACTCGACCACAGGCAGCTCCGGCAAGCCGATCAGTGGACCGATGAACTCGTTCGCCTCATGCTGCCACGTCGTCGCCCACCACAGCTCGAACCGGTCGGTGAGAGCGAGCAGTGCTGGACCGTGCGACGGGTTCAGCCATACCCGCAACGACTTCACCTTGCGGCCCATCGCGTCCGTACCCCCGACCCACGACGGCGGCATAGGCCGATGCGTGCCATAGCCTTCCGGCCGGCGATGCGCTTTCGCCGCGTACGGATTTAGTACGCCATCGACATCGACATACAGGAGTGGGCGCGGGTCAGAGAGCATCGCCCCACTCCTCCCGTGCACTCAAATATTCGCCCATCACGTCAGCGTCATTGCCGGTACCGATCTTTCGAGGCGCTGAACTACTGCCGCGTACGACTGCCAGTGCGGTCCGGCAACGCTTCGGGCTCACCGACAGGTCGTCCGGATGCTGCACCTGCACGATCGTCTGCGGCGCCCAACCCTCCGTAGCCGCTACCAGACGCCGAAGATCCTCCAACACGAGCGGTTTTACGATGCCAGTGGTGACAGGCTCATTGCCGCCGTACGGGCCTTTCAGCTCGTCGGGCATCCATGCAGTGCGGATCGTGTCCGGATTTGCCATGCACAGCGGATCACCCCACGACACATCTAAACCTGAATCCGGATGCGACTCGTGCTGACCCTCGTGACCAGCCAATTTGAGACAGTAAGGGATACCCTCACCGCTTATGCGCGGCCCCGTCGACCAACACAACATTTCACGTCTCATTTGCCCGTTCCCATCTCATGCTGGGCGGCCGAATCTGCGAGACGTCGGCACTCGCCGCAGTATCGTTCCCCGATGTGGGTCACCAGTCCCCAAGTATCTAGCCTGGCATAACTGTGCATGGTTTTCGCGCCGCACCATGCGATGAGTCCAGACGGATCGTCGCCGAGATGGTAATACCAATTGCCAGTGCGGGACTCAACAATCTTCACGCGCGGTTCTCCTTCACGTGCTGTGCGGCGGCGATCAGGGCCGCAGCAAGCGCCAAGGCTGCATCGGCAGTCATGAATGAGTTGCGGCCGCGGATGTCGATCAGCCCCATCGTCGTCGGCGCGACGACGATGCGCTCGGCAGAATCCACGGGCCAAGTAGCCATCTCCGGATCATCGACCTCCATGTCCGGCAGCTTCACCACCGCGTAGCCGAGCTTCGCCAGCTCACGCAGCAGGTCAGCCGCGGGCACCTCCAGCGCGGCGCTTTCCTCCGTCTCAGCCATCCACAACGCACGCTCTACATCCGAAACCAACTGCTCACTCATCGCGTTTATCCTTCTCCTGCTCGGTCTTCGGTTTCCGCTTGTACTCGGTGCCGGACGGGATCGGTTGCGCCGCACTCGACTTGCGAAGCTGATGCCGGCGACGCCACGCAGCAAGATCCGGGCGGTCGGCGGGCTCGTCAGGAACGGTCATCGAATGCCCGCAAAAACTCGGCAGCGTCAGGCAACAGCGCGATCAGCTCGCGAAGATTGTATGGGATCTCGACCTCGGCATCGTTACCGTTCGGATTCCTGTAGAACACGGTCAGCGACGTCTCCTCCCACGGTGTACCGAAGAAGCCGCCACGCTTGACAACCTCGGACACGTGGGTCACCTCGATAACGAAGCCGCCGTAACTATGCTTGTCCGCTAGAAGCTGTCGAATCTGCTCATGGAACCGGTCATTGAGGTCGGTCATGACTCGTTCTCCTCGGGAAGTACGGCGTACAATTGTTCGGCGAAACCTTGGGTGATGAGATCCGGCCGTTCCTCGCCGGAGATAGCACCGATCACCGTTGCGCTGTTCCAGCGATCGGCCAGGGCGCGCACGCCGGCAATGATCTGTTCGGCTTCATGGAGATCCATCAGTTGATCCTTCAGGGTTTGGGGGCGCTATTGAGGGCTACTGTGCGGCGTGATGCTCGCGGATAGCGGCTTCGGCGGCAGCGCAGGCGAGTTCCCAGCTTGTTTCGCAGCCGCCCGCGAATGCTGGTCGGTCGCCGCGGTCAGAGTCCACATCCCACATGAACGGCTCCCGATTGTGGGTCACTTCCGCGAGATATATGCCGATCTCCAGCGTTCTGCGGGTGCGTGTGGTCTGAACCCAGTCGGCAGTGTAGGTGAGCTGCATCAAGATTCCTGTCTACGAAAAGTGTTGAGGGAGTGGGAGAGCGGTCCGGTCCAAGATGCCGGGACGTCATTGTCGCCGACCGGCACACCCTTGTGCCGTAGAACCGGACCGCAGTGGACTTTTCAGGCGGTCGGACAAATCTCGTAGTACCCGACTCGATGCGAGTGGCTGTCATCCGCATGCGGGAGACCGCTGCAATCGAGGCCAGTGCAGCTCGCGTACAACCAGTTCCGGCGACCAACCGGACGCACCCACACCTTGCCCGCGATCGTCTCGTTGAGGCACTGCGTAGCGGCTTCGCGGGTGGCATGTTGGCTGGTGCGGGTCCAGCCGTTGCACACATACACCAGCTCGAAGGCGTCGGCGAGGACTGCGATGATCATTTCGGGCCCCAGTTCAGCGCGTCTGTGAGTGCGTCACAGTTCGAGAGGTAATCCATGTCGGCCAAATATTCACAAACCTCGCAGTCTTCGTGCGCGCGGCCGTGATAATCCGAGAGATCGTCGAGAGTCACGTACCACTCGGCATAGGCGAAATCTCCAACCCCGACGAGGTTCGTATCTGGCAATATGGCAGTCAACTCGGCTCCTGGTCTGGCGCGTTGACGGCAGGGAAGCTGACGGTCATGCGCGGTGGTAGATCGCGCCGGCCCACATCGTCTTGGGGCCTTCGCTTGTCTTCACGATCGCATTGGACTGGTAGCCGTAGTCGGTGAGCAGGACACGGCGGACACTCTCGATCGTGTAGACGTGTGCCCCTTCCCGGATCGCGTCGCCCGACTGGACTGTCTCGGAGGTGATGAGGTGGCTCATTTTCGGCTCCTTGGCTGACTGGCTGATACCTAGAAGCCTACAAGAAGAGTAGCGCGTATGCAATACGATATGAGCTATCGTATCAAGATCTTTTCGAAGACTCTCCAGTGATCGGCATCCACGCAGGCACCAAAGGCAGCACCCGCCGCTGCACCGCTTCAACTGCGACCGCAGGACTACGGCCCTTGGTAGCCCACCGGCGCCGCTCAGCTTCCTTCACTGCATGCGCTGCATCGTCCGCGCCATACACTCACATCCACCACTCCTCTTCCTCAGTGACGCAATCGTGCTCCCACACATCCAGCACCAAACCGGACAAGCTCACCTGCGCGTGCACGTCGCCGTCATGTGCCCATCGAAGACTGCATTCACCGCGCAGGCACGAGCAACCATCCTCACCGCGCCGCGGCAACAGATCAGGTGGGCACTCCTCCAGAAGGTGCGGCACCGGAATGTCGGGGATCGACTCACCGGGCCGGTGCAGCGTCATGCCGCGACCTCGCCTTCGGCTTGCATCCCCGCCAGATACGCGCGAGCCTTCCGGCCCACCTCGTCCCGACGGTTGCAGTCCGACTCCGCGCGCTCGTACAGAGACAACCGACGCCCGCAATCCCCGGGGCGAACCACGCGCCCGCACAAGCACCAGGTGGCGTCTGCGTTGCTGTTATGGAGCACCCCTTCATGCCGGGCATCAATGCAGCGGTAGCGGGCCTCCATCTCGTGCGGGGTGGGCGGATGGCACAGGCCGATGCGGACTTGCCGATAACGGGGCTCGGCGAAGATCATGCCGGCACCTCGATTGATGCAGTCGCCTTCCGGTACTGGTCGATACCCCACACGATCGCGTGCAACGACCACAGGTAGTGAACGGACCAATCGGCGAGATCCCAATCCCGCCAGTCGGCGAAGTCGAACACGCGGTAGCTGTTGATAGAGTTGTACCGGAAACTGTCGAGCGCACCACGCGCTGTTTCCTCGTACTCGCTGTAATCCAGGACATCCGCACGGATTGCCTGGAACAGTTGCACAGACTCGCCAGGGTACATGGCGCGACTATCCCAAAAATGTTGTACAACGGCCTGTTTAAACCTCGCGGGCGAATGCTCCATCGGCGACGACCCGGCGCGGATCTTCTCCGCCCAATACCCCGGATTGATGTGACCGGGTGTGCTCGCGAAGAACTCGAACATGTCCAGGTCACGTGCGAACGTGTACGACTCCAGATCGCCCGTAATCGACAGATGACCGGGCCAGGTCACCAGATCGAACCGGTAGATGCTCGAACCTGGCCGTTGAAACCGCACATGCCGGTACAGGCCGTCATCATGCAGGATCGTCATTGTGTGATCGCGAGTGTTCGAAACGAACTCCCGATATGACTCTACGGGCATCCATCTCATGCCGCATCCTTCGTCAGGTGATAGTTCGCGCCCTGCCAGGTGACGCCGGCGGCCCGTGCGGCAGCAGTTTTGCTGCCGGTTGCCGCATACACGACGCGGATCAGTTCGGCGCGTTCCGCAGTGTTCTGTCGTGCTTGAGACACGTTGCGGCCCTGGGTAATATTGAGATGTGAGAGACCCCACAGAATGCCGTTGACAGTGTTCACGCTGACTTTCAGCTTGCGGGCGATCTCACGCGGTTTCGTTGCCTGGTCGACGTGCATGCGCAAGATCCGTAGCACTTCAGCGTTCGTTAAACGTCGAGACATTACGCCACCGCCTTGCCGATAGACGCTGCCGGATCAATGGCCCGCACGAATTGCAGCCGCTCCGCAGAGGTTCCGTACGCCCAATCGCCCTCGAAGCGGTATGCGTTCCACTTGTAGGTACTGCCGTCTCCGTCAACGGACTCGAAGACCGCGCGCCGATCCTCGGCTTTGCCGATGACGCCGCGGAAGTTCGCCTCCTCGGTGTACGGCTTGTGGCCGAGTTCAGTGCTGCCGCAGAACCGAAGCATCACTTGCTGCCCGCGGGTCAAATCATCAATCGTTGTCACTGGAATCTCCTGGTTGGTTGGGGGGATCGGGGTTAGCAGCCGGGGTTGCGGCAGCCAGGGCGGTCACATGACGGGCAGTAGCGGATCTGTTCGGCTTCCTCGCCACAGTGCGGGCAGGCAGCGAACGGCATGTCATCGAACGACCAGACGAGCCACAACGGGATGCCGCAGGCGCGGCAGCCATGACTAGGTTCGTAGCCGCTTGATGCGGTCGACATGATCGCGACACCCAGAATCAGATTCTCGCTACAGATCGCGGTCACCGGATTCTCCTGTCCGGCCGCCAGTTAGCCGGGTCGTTGAAATTCGGATCCGTGCATTCGTCTCGATAGTGGTAGAGCTGACATTCGGCACAAAATTGGGTTTCAGAACTGTCCCACATGATGATCGAATTCTCCTGTACAGCAGTAGGTTACGGGCAGCAAGGGCACGAGTCGGTCAACCAGTAACCGTGCCCGCAATCGGTGATGGCGGCGAGACGGTGACCGCGGCCCCGGATGTAGTAGTAGGGGTACTCGGCGACGATCGCCTGAGTGAGCGGAGCCGCCAAAACATCGTCGGGCGGTGCAGGGATCGCGCGATGCGCTTCGAACTCGGCTCGTGCCTGCCGTTCGGTCCAACCGCTACAGGACGTACCGCACGTCGTGCAACTCGCGCTGTAGCGGGTGCGCCCGAAGAGAATGTACGGCCGGACGGTCGCGAAACAGTCGGCAAGAGTGATCACCGGAATCTCCTGTGCGAGTGGAGGTTTTGTTGGTCGACATCGCGCCCGGACTCCCGAGCGCGATGCAAACGGGCTAGTAGATGCCGAGGATGGCGTTCTCGTACGCGCCTTCACACAGGCCGCAGGTGCCGCGCTCGACGTTCATCAGGTAGGTGTCGTGGCATATGCGGCAGGAAGGCTGTGCGTCCTGTACGCAGTCCCGGCACTGCCCGACCTGCGCGACGTAGTCGCGCTCCCAGTCCTCCTCGATGCGGCAGCGGCACTTGGGGCAACGGGCGGGAGTAGTGCAGGCGGTCATCTGGGGCTCCTCGTGTCGATACGATCTACGCTAAGCCTACAAGTATGATAGATCGTATACAAGAGGTTTGTCTCAGAAGATCGCAGCAAACTACATGTAGATACCTATTGCATGTATCGTACTGTCTACGATAGAGTCGAATACATCACACGGACCGGCTGGCACCGGCACCAAGCGAAGGACACCCGATGAGCGACATGTTCGAGGACATCCCAGTCATCCACGAGGTTTGCAACGGGCAAGGCTGCTTCACCTGCGACTACCAGGGCGAAATCGTCGTCCGCATCGAACTTGAGGTAGCGGCATGAACATCGACATCCGCGGCCTCCTCGACATCCCTGACTGGGCACCAGCTTTCACCGGGACAGTCGACCGCGACGCCCGCCAGTTCCTCGACACCGAGTGCGACGAATGCGCGCACCTATCAGCCGTCTACGTGGAGTACACAGTCGACGACCCCGACGAGGGCTACATCGTGACCGACGCGAATCTGTGCGGTGCACATGCTGTAGACGGGGCGCGTTGCATCCTCGAACGCGCCGACCGATCCACCGACCACGACACCCACATCACCGTGAATTACTGGTGGGCCGTGTATGCGGGCGAAACTGCGACCGAGCGGGCCGCGTGATCACTCGCCACGACGACGGGCGGCGCGTCACCCTCTACGGTGCCGCGCCCCTGATCGACCACGAAGGCTACGCAGTTGAGGTCGGATGCGAAGACGGTGCCGAACTGTTTTCCGTTCGAGTCGGGTTGGACGACAACCCTATTCACGCCATCCGCGCCGACCTGCCCGCCCGCGAAGTCCGCGAACTGCGTGCCCGCTGCGACGCATTCCTCCAAGACCACAAGGACAACTGATGAACATCAAACCCGTCACCGGCAGCAAAAACCCTGCCGATATCGCCGCCGACCTGCGTGACATCGCCGACTTGATCGAGGACAATCCGCACTTGGCGGCGATGATCGGCCAAGCATTCGAGCGCACCCTATGGCCTATGCATGCCGCCGCATACGAGCACAAGGACGACAATCGCTCAGTGATGGCCGAGACCATCCGGCAGCTGATGCCCATCGCTACCGGTGTGATCGAAAAGCATTACGACAGCGACTTTTTCGACGCCACCGTACCGCTGCGGGCTATGCTGCTTCGGCTCACCGACCGACGCGAAGCGGTATGCACGCGCGTCGTGACCGGTGTCGAGACAATCGTCGAAAAAGTACCCGATCCGGACTACATCGCTGCCGCACCCAAGATCACCAAAACCCGCAAGGTCGAAACCGTCACATGGCGGTGCGAGCCCATCATGGCCGCCGCGCCCGGCGAGGGGGATTCGAAATGACCTACCAGCCGAACATGATCGCAGCTGCCGACCAGTATGCGGCAGCCGCCAACGAACTCCTCGACACAGCATTGACCAAACTGCGCACCGACCTCGCCCGGCACGGCAGCCGCGGAGTCGACGTCGCCGAACTCGCCTTGATCATCAACGAATACGCGGGCCACGAAGACGCCGTCACCATGCTCGCCGCCGCACTCGTGCGCCTCACCAACCAGAACACACCCAGCATCGTCGAAGGACTGCGAGCACTCGAACACGACCTGCGCTGGCACAACCAAAGCGAAGCAGCCGATCAGGTTGCCGCGATGATCGCACGCCACCAAGGTGGTGTGGCATGACCGCACACATTTATGGCAGTCATGGCGGATTCGATCACTACGGCAAATCGGTGCCGATCGGCTCTGGTGGACACAGCGACGACTTGAACGTGTTGCGAGCCCAGATCGCTTCCGCGCTTGATAAGCATCGCCGAACGTCAACCATGTCGGATGCCGCTACCAGAACATACAAAAACCCGGTCCGTCAAGGCTACGACATGGGGTTGACGAAAGCGCTCGACATGATCAACAACATCATCGACGGAGACCAGGCATGACCGAGAATAGCTCTACGACAACGAAGTACGCGATTCGGATATGTGCCGGTCGCCTTCTGTCCAGTACGCCAGGGTATTCAGGCGGTGCCGAGTTCGCAGACGTCAACGGTCAGTGCGTGCTCGTATGGGACACCGAGCGGGCCGCACAGTTGCATCACGACGCGCTCTGCAAGCTGGTGACCCCGTTTGGGCTTTCGACACAGGATTTCTGTGCCGCGAACCGTGTCGTCGCAGTCGACTTCGTGACCACAGCGCGCGTTTGGGAGCTGGTAACAGAAGCCCCGGTCGCGTACGAACCCCGGCGTTGGGCTTACGCCGACGAAACCCCGGAAGGCGTCACTGTCCGGATCGGCGAATTCTCCGAGACCAGGTACACGCGATCCGGAAGCTATTTTCGGGTAGACCCGTCGCCGAACCTGTCCGGTCTGCTGTCCGTGGATGAAGTGCGGCGGATCGCCGGCGGCCGACAGGTCACCGAGGTAGCAGACCAAGCCGACACCGAGGACTCCGAACTCTTTGGCGAACGCGGGCCGCGGACGTGGGACAGCGTGACTGAGATCCCTGTCGGCATTCGGTTCCGTCTCGTCTCGGCGAAGTATGTGTACGAGCGGGCGGACGATCACTGTGTCCAGTTGGATAGCGGGGCACTCTATGCGCTGCACCTATTCCGGGATCTGGAGCGCGGTTTCGTGGAAGTGCTGTGCGAGCCTGTTCCGGAGGCTGAAGTTGTTGGCCTGACCGTGCCGCGGACTTGGGCGACAGTGGACGAAGTCCCATTTGGGGTGATGTTCCGACCGTCCAGCGATGAGGACGACGATGATCTGTACCGCTGGCAACGCGGCAGCACCGGAACCCAGTTCTTTTTCGAGACCTTCCCGGGCTCAGTCGAGCGGATCGTGTCAGCGGACGCCATCGACGCCCGGTTCATCGGATTCATGGAAGTGCTGCCGTGATGTTGCGCTTCTTCGTTTTCCGCGAGTACCGCTCGAATCGTTGGGCTATCACAGCTGGGCGACCGGGCGAGGAATACGAGTTCTACGGGATGCGGAAGACCTGGCGTGAAGCCTTTGACTACGCGGTCGAGCTCGCAACCTATGAGCGCCAACGCTTCCAGCCGTGGACGATTCAGCGCCCGAAGTGGTTGTCATGACCGCCCCGAAGACGCACGACCTGTATGTGTGGTACACCGCTGACCCGCCTCGCCGCGCCGTCCGGATCCACGTCCGCAACATGGCCGAAGCCCTCGCGGTGTTGGCTGCGATCGAAGCGACAACCGCTTACGAAACTGTCCACGGTGTGAGGCGAGAAGTCAGCCACCACATGGGAGTTCGCCGCTATGAGGCAGGCGTGTGGGAAGACGTCGCCGACTGGGAATTAGAAGCCACCCAAGACGTCCTGGACGCCGCCGCATAAATAGCAGGGGTCGACCGACCGGTAACGACCGGGGGTAGCGCACCAAGGCCGGATTGGGCGCGCGTGTCTCCAAACTGCCCCCGGTGACCCCATTTAGAAAGCCTTCCCGGCTGATCGACAGGCCACCCCATTATTGCGGAGCATGTCGGCAGATCGGGAGGAGGGGCAGCGGCCCGAAACGCCCCAAGAGACTTTCGGGCCGCCGCCTCTACCAAACCAGGAGAGCAATGAACAAGAAAGACCAAGCCGCCGACGATAACGCCCTGGACTGGCTCTTGAACTGGGCTATGGGACAGCACGCCGATGCGCGCGACCACTACTTCCACATCATCGACAGCGAATGGGCCAGCTGCGGATGCAGCTATCAGGGAGAGAACTGACATCAGATGGCCAACAACGGGATCAGCGTCTACATCGCAGCCCACAACCGCGACGACGCCCACGCACTGTTCCAGAAATGCATGGACATGGCTGGGACCGGACAGCACTACAGCGACGAACTCGTTTGGGCAGATCCTCCACGCGGATGCGCCCGACTCGACACGCACCTCTACAACCCTGAAACAAGGTGAACCCCAATGGCTCTGCCACCTGATCCGGTCGGCATCGACGTAACTCTCGCAGTCATCCAAGGCATGACCAGCCTGAGTAACGCGACTGCGAACACCCTCATCGACTCGCTACAGCATGACGCCGACCGGTACCGCATCCTCGTCAACCGGATTCGAGACTTCGCCGAAGACCTCGACAGCCGCCGTGCAGGGATAGCCCTACATCGTCTCGTCTACAGGGTCACTGACCTCGACCGTGACGCCGCCTCTGCCGCCGCTGAAGACATCAAAAACAACCTCTGGAGTAACTGATGCAACACAACATTCCGCTCATGCGAAACGTCTACGAATCCGCCAACCGTAACCTCGATCAGACCCGCTGGCGTAACTGCCTCGCCGGCATCACCATCCGGCAGCACGGCTACTACGGGCTGCTAGAGAATCGCGGGGCCGCCGACGCCGTGCAGGTCCTCGACTTCCGGAGCGGCGCCGTTCGTTGGACTGACGAGGTCGCCGCTGAACTGCTCGGCTTGATCCCCGACGAAGCCGATTTCGCGTTCCGGACGGCCACCAACCGGCAGGCAATCGACTGGCTTGAAGACATCCTCGTCGCACACGACATGCGCGACTTCGACCTTCTCGCAACCGGTTTCGATGAGTCCGAATACCCGATTGGTGAGGTGCGGGGATGAGCTGTGTAGGGAGTTGGGCGAGCGACACCGCAGCCCACATCGAGTTTTTGAGCGAATCCGCCGACCGTATCACTGGCCTGTACGGTCGCGGATCAGTCGAGTCGGAGCGTGCCATCAACGCATACGTGATGGCGTTGCACAAGCTGATTGCGGCCCGGACTGCACACGACGACCGCGTCTGGCAGGAACGGTTGCAGGAGGACCGCGCCCACCAGCGGGACGAATTGCAAAGGTTGATCGACCGCGCCCACCAGCGACAGTCCGTCGCAGCCTGAAAGGACACACGCAGTGCACTCCGATACATGGGTTGACATGGTCGAACTCGTCGCCCTATTTGTTCTGGTCGCTTGGATTGCGTGGCTCATCGCCCGCCATCACAGCGGCAAGTAAAACTATCGAATCAAGGGCGAACAGAGTGATCAAAACCGTTTCCGGGGCGCAAATCGACGTACAAGCGATGCCGCACACCGATCCCAGTCAGCCGGCGAAAGCCAACCTCTACAGCTCCAACAGCGGCCATGGGATAACCGTGACTGTCACCCGTGACGAAATCCAAGCGTTGGTTGGTGCACTGGTGCAGGTGTGGGGCGCTCTGGGGGAGCACGGGCAGCACGCGCACGACCAGCAGTAACAGTCGGGAACGGTTGCGGCGGGTCAGGGATGGATTCGCTATAGCTGAGGGGTAGCGTCCGCCTTCTGAATGCGATACGATCTATCGTAGTGGATCTAAGATATGATATTGAGTTGGAGGTGTGTAGTGAAAGCACAGGTCAAACAGGCTGTGTTGCGGATACTGGGCGTGATCGCGGGCGTGTTGATCGTCATCGTCGGTGTACTGGTTGCCCCGATCGTTGCGGCGGTGTGTGCGTGAGTGGATGGCGGTTCGGGGATGACAACCCATACCGGGATGCGCCGTGTGCTTCGAAGCTCTCGCAGGAGTGGCGGACAGCGCATCGTGGCGCGTCGCAGTGGGATCACCATGTGGATGGTGAATCGACGATGGCTGCACATCAACGGCGTTTGAGGGCGCAGCGGCAGTGCGGGAATTGTGACGCGCGGGAGGCATGTCTGGCGCTACGAAAGTCGCTGATCAACCAGTACGGGTTTCCGGTGTCGGGGATTTGGGGCGGCAAAATTTTTGGTGACGACGCTGTAAAACGAGCCGACCCGACAGCATTGACATTGATCCCTATCGAGGACGTAGCAGCATGAGCGAGACGAACCCGTACGAAACGTCCTGGGCGCAAGGCATCCTCAAAAGGCTTCAGGGGATGCGCATGTATGAGGGCACCGTTCCCGAGCATGTGAAAGCTCGACGCCGCGCCCGCAACAAGGTGGCGCGCCAGTCACGGAGGAACAACCGGTGAGCCGCACATTCTCGTACACCCCCGACGTTTCGCCTCCAGAAGGCTCCGGGCTGGATCTCGATCTGGCGTACACCCTCGAAGCCTATTTCAAGAGTCAAGACACCTATTTTGATGACGGATATCTCCAGACCGGTCATCGGCTGGGCCTGGAGATCGTTCCGTTTCTGCACGGCGTCCGGATCGCCACAGATGATGCCGATTTGCAGGCGGCGTGCGGGGATCTGATTGAAGCGATCGAGCGTCATGGGGCTGTCATCGTCGAAGTGCGCCGCTGATGGGCTTTGAATGGGAAGTGCTCGCCTGGGCTAATCAGGGCAACGGGTACCAGGACTTTACGCAGTATGAGGGTAACTCGTTGTGGGCAGCCATCAAGGTTATGCGACATGTACGCCGCAGTGGTATCGGCTGCATCACACTGAAATGGAGGCCTAGCCGATGAACGAAATTGATGATCTGACAGCCATTCTTGCTGAGGATTACGACGCTCTGATCGAGGTGGGTGACACCTGCGAAGGATTTGAAACCGTCGCGGAAATCCGTGGAGAAACCGAGCGCTGGTACACGATCTGGCACCAGATCACCCGAGGTCCCAGCGGTCAACACTATCGGTGGGAACACCAGGTCGGCTCGACCGAGAGCCAGGAGTCTTACGGACCGGCAGAACTTGGTGGTGGGCAGCATGCCGTCGAACTGACGCTTGTGCGCCCCGTCGAGGAGATCATCACGGTCACGAAGTGGGTGAAGGATGTCTGACAACGAGATTCGCGGTCACTGGGCTGACGAATACCCGAACCCGCTGCCTGATGACCTGCTGCGCGGTGTCGCTGACAATCCTGGCACCTGGTCTAAGCCGATGGCTCTTGAGCTGATTGCCGCCCGCGCCCGCATCGCCGAACTGGAAGCGGAGTCGACTCAACAGGTCCGGTATGACGTCTGGCTCAAGTGCAACTACGGCATCAATGACAGCGTCTACAACGAGTTCTTGGAGTGGTGCAATGCCTGACCGTGACCTGATCGCTGAAGGGCGCCAGAAGGTGGCTGCCGCTACGCCCGGACCTTGGGAGGGCGACTCTACCGAGATCTACCGGGCTAACGCATACGACGAGCGCACCGGATTGCGGGTCTGGGTAGCTGAAACCTGCGACATCGACGACACCGCTCTTAGCGACGCGAACACCGACCTCATCGTGTGGGCGCGCAACAACCTCCCCGCCCTGCTGGATGGGCTGGAGGCCGTCGAGCGTGAACGCGATGAGGCGCATATGGAATTGTCCGACCTGCGGATCGAGACCGAGACGAACTATGTCGCTATCGCCGCCAGGCAGCAGCGGGACCGGGAACGGATCGCGAAAGCGTTGAAGCTGATCGACAAGTGGGACGAGTGGAGCGGATACGACCTCGCCGGCGAAGTGCGCGCGATGCTGGAGGGCAAAGATGCGTGACAAGGTCGAGCACGTCATATCGGCTGCACTCTACCTTGCAGCCTCTAGACAATATGATGATTTGCATCCCGGCGATTACGGCGCTTTGTGCTCCCGAGAAATGCATTACGACATTTTGGAGAGGGCTATCAAGGATGCCGCAGAGGAGTTGGCTGAGAATGAGTGACCGTGTCGGCTTGGTCGTGCTCGTGAAAAACGGTGACTCGCTTCAGTTGGCGTCGACGCGTCTGCATGACGACGCCAGTATAGGAGAAGCCGTCGGTCACGCCCGCGATCTGATCATCCTCAATCCGGGCGCATTCCGCACCTCAACAGAACTCGTCGTCGGCGAAGTGCGGGTGCGGAAGGTGCGCAATGGGAACCCGTAAAGCCCATTTTGAGCGTACCGTCTACGGATTTAAATGGGGCGCAGCGGAAGTCACTCGCCTGACGGAGCGAGACGGCCAGGTTTGCATCGGTGTGAAAACTGATACCGGGCAGGAGGTGGACATTTACGTGTCCCCAACGGGCCGCTCCCTCCGCGTCTTCCACCACGGCAAAGGCGAACTGAAGGCGATGCCGAATGATTGAGTCACTGGACTCAGGGAAACGCAAGGCACGCAAGCCGCACACATGCTCGCTGTGCTCCAGGACGATCGACCCCGGCGAGATGTACGAGTATCAGCGCAACATCTACGACGGGCACATCTACACCTGGAAACAGTGCGTTCATTGTGATGCTATGTGTCGAATGGTCCACTTCGATTATTCCGCCCAACTGGACGAGGGAATCTCCCCAGAGTTTATCGCTGATTACTGGCCCAGAACGATCGCGGAGGCCCGTCTGATCGTCGGCTGGCGTACGAAATGGCGTTGCAAGGATGGCACGCTGCGGGAGGTGCCGACCAGATGACCGACGTTCATCGCATCACCGAAGTCCGACATGTTGGGCGTGGCTCTTGGGTTGCGCATTGCTTGTGCGGGCACCCCGAATCGAAAAGCAACCAGGCCAATGTCCTCGTCGCCATCTACCAGCATGTGATCAACGCGAGCCGACCTGCCTGCCCGACACCGAAGAAAACCGCGTACGGCAGCGAGTTCGAAGCCCGCAACGCGATCAACAAGTTCTTGCGGTATACGGCACCCGGGCCGCGCCCGTCACGTGTCTACGAATGCCCATCCGGACAACACTGGCACACAACCAAGTCACCTATCTATCAAGAGCGGGCAGCATGAGCACTCAAACCATTGAGCAGGTCGACAGTATCGAACACTTGGACCACACGCCCGCCTGCGAAGGAACGCTGCATAAGAATGTTCCGCCAGCCGCTCAGTTCTGGGTCAATATACACGGATGCAAAGCCAAGTTCGCGTGTGCCGGATGCGTCGCCTACGACAGATCTATCTGGGTTAACCATGGCGGCCGCAAATGTAGCCACTGTATGCGATTCTTTTCGACCTTCGAGTCTGCCGAATGGGTGACGCCGCTGTGATCGCTTTCGAAACCGTTGTCGGCCTTGATTTGTCGCTCACCTCAACCGGGATCGCGATCACAAAACCTGGCGACCCGAACGTGTGGACAGCCACCATCAAATCCGCGGGCAAGACTGACGCGACCTGGCAGCAGCGGCACAAGCGCATCACCACGCTCGCCCTGAACATCTTGCCTGTCATCCCGGAATGCGCCCTGGTGGTTCTCGAAGCGCCCTCCTACGCATCCACGACCGGACACCAGCACGACCGATCCGGCCTGTGGTGGATAGCGTATGACCTCCTCGCAGGTACGACCCGAACCGTCATCCCGGTCCCTCCGACCGTGCGCGCGAAGTATGCGGCAGGGAAAGGCAACGCAGGCAAGGACGCTGTTCTTGCCGCAGTCGTGCGCCGATACCCGGATCTCGACATCAACGGCAACGACGAGGCTGACGCGCTCACCCTCGCGGCAATCGGATGTCGTCTCATCGGAGAACCCATTGATGATCCTATGCCTGTGGCGAATCTTGCTGCACTGGACAAACTTTCACTCCCGGAGGCAACCCATGCCGCCTGACAACCTTGAGCCCTGGATCCCACCCGCCGGCGAAATGGAGACCCAACGCCCCGAATTCCGGATCGTCTACCGAGATCCTGCAACCGGTGAAGAGTTTTTCCGGTTCACGGACTCGTCGCATGTCTGGTCTGAGCGGCGACAACTCACCGAAGCGGGCTATCAGGTCGCTGTACAAGAACGCTGGCACCACATCACCGCATGGAAAGTAACGGAGAAAACACGATGACTGGCATCAAGTTTCGTATCGCACGGGATGATTTCGCGGACGCCGTCAACTGGGTGGCGCGCAGCCTTCCAGCTCGACCGCCTGTACCCGTGCTCGCGGGTGTTCTGATCGTCGCCGACGACAACGGGTTGACTGTGTCCGGCTTCGACTATGAGGTGTCGACACAAATGCGGGTGGCAGCCGAGATCGACACGGTTGGGCGAATCCTAGTGTCGGGGCGACTGCTCGCGGGTATCGCGAAAGCCCTTCCCAACAAGCCTGTCGATGTGAGCGTCGACAGCGAACGCATGCAGATTGCTTGCGGGACAGCGAAATTTGCCCTCCCCACGCTCCCTGTAGAGGACTATCCGGAACTGCCGGACATGCCCGACCAGACTGGGACAGTCGACGCCCACACGTTCGCCCAGGCGGTCATGCAAGTCGCTACCGCATCCGGGCATGACGACACACTCCCCATGCTCACCGGGATCCGTATGGAAATCGACGGCAACGGAATCACGCTCGCCGCCACCGACCGGTTTCGGCTCGCAGTCCGCCATATCGAATGGCAGCCCGTTGACGCCGACATGAAGGCGGCAATGCTTGTGCCGGCGAAGACCCTCATGGAAGCCGTCAAGGTCTTGGAGGATTCGGCGCCAGTCGGATTGTCCATCGGCGATAAGGGCCTGTTGGGCATCGTCAACGCAGGCCGCCGCACCACAACCCGTCTCCTGGATGCCGAGTTCCCGAAGTTCCGGCAGCTGTTCCCGAAGGACCATACGGCGGTCGCAACCGTCGTGGTCGCGGATCTGGTGGGCGCCATCAAACGTGTCGCTCTGGTCTCGGAGCGGGGCGCGCAAGTCCGCCTGGCGTTCGCCGATGGCACGGTGCTGTTGGCTGCGGGTGGCGAGGACAATGGGCGCGCCGAAGAAGCAGTTGACGCCGACTTCCAAGGGGCGCCGTTGACGATCGCGTTCAACCCCGGTTTTCTAGCGGATGCACTCGGCGCATTGCATGCGGATCGTGTCGCCTTCGCGTTCACGACACCGAGCCGTCCGGGCGTGCTCACGGCGGCCATCGACGATGTCGGCGTCACGGAGAGTGGCGCGTTCACACCTCTGGATAGCGCATACCGGCACCTGTTGATGCCCGTCCGGTTGCCGTCATGAGCATCTTTAGGCGCCCTCGGGATGACTTCTACGCCGATCCCGCACCAGAGTATTACACGACTGGTGAGGATCGTGCGCGCTGGGCAGAGGAGTATCGGAAAGCCAGGGCTACAGCAGCGGCACAATTCCGTGAGATTCTAGCCAGCTATCCGGCCGCGCGAGACACCATGGAATGCCCAAAGTGTCTCAGCGTCAACCTGAAACGTCGGTTTGCGCGTGGCGTCTCGGTGGTGGCCTTCGAGACGGTCCGCACAGTTGCGGATAAGCGGGTCGGTGGATATAGGGACGAGTTGTCCGCTGACCTGTTGGACGTCACCTGCGAATGCGGTCATCACCTGGGCTATGAACGGCCTGCGGACTCGCTGACGGGGGAGGCGGCATGAATGACCCTGCATACATCGAGTTCGCGAAGTTCTTCAACGCCGTATCGCATGCCCTCTGTGATGACGCCAAGGCGAACGACTACGTGCGCCCGCTGTTCTCGGCGCGTCGCCGGATCGCTGGGCGTGCATGGCGACAACTTCACCCCGACAGCCTTTACGGCTACGGATCCCCTGGAGAGCCGTCATGACGATGGGTCCGGTCAGAAATCATCCGCCGCTGTATTGGAGTCTGCCGTGGGTGTGAATGACGATCAGATCAGCCCGTATCAGGCGCGCCTTTATGGTGCAGTGATTTACGGGCACGATCGGGCGCGCCAGAAGGCCGCGCGGGTGGTCCGCGTGTTGTGGGCGTCTCGCCGCCGTCTGCAAGCCGAGAATGCGGGTTTGCGTGCGCGAATAGAATCAGTTCAGACAGTGTGTGCAGTGGTTCAAATATCGGAGCGTAACCCGAATGCGGGTATTCGCGCCGACTGGGTCAACTATGCACTGCATCCGGAACTCTATCCCGAGCCGGAAGGCTGGCATGCCGTGAAAGCGGTAGCCGACACGATTTAAGCGAGGCGATTACCCGATGAGTGACAAGAAGTCGTCCCACAGCACCCCCGGTTACATGACTGTGCTTCTGCTGATCTTTGTAACATTGAAAACCGTGGGCCTCGTCGGCTGGCCCTGGTGGTACGTCTTGATCCCGCTTTGGGTTGAATTGGGTGTGCTCGTACTCTCTTTGCTCACCCTCGGGGCAGTCAAGTTTGCTGAAGAGAAGTCGAAGGCGAAGAAGTGAGGCCGGGTTTCGATCCGGGGGCGATGCGCGCCAAACTGGATAGCTTGCGCGAGATCATCCGGGAAGATCAGATTTTCGTGCAGACCGCGGACGGACGGCTCATGCTGTCTCCGCTGGCAGCCCAGAAGCTCGCGGAAATGGATTTGAAAGCTGCTCAAGACTGGCGGGACGAACACCGCGACGAAGCAGCCAAGCTGGCTGCCGACATGATCGAAGCGTGCGCGGGTGAAAAGAACCCGCCGATCAGTATCAGACAGTCCGGATGCGGCTGCGATTGGAGAAGTTTAAATGGGTAGCAGCCCGAGCGCCGACCTGTATTACGGCTACGACCTTGGCATGATGTATGACTCGGATTACGAGTCGACCGCCCCGGACTGGTGGCAGGAAGCTGAAGATAACAGCGACGACCGCGAAGAAAAGATGGCTGCGTGCCTTGGCTTCGAGGGCGGCTCATGGAGTGAGCGATGGGCATTTCTGAGAGCATATCCAGTCGGGCTCGTAACCTATGGCTCCGATGAAGGCGACGAGTTTTGGGCGTTGCAGGTCAAGGCGTCCGTTCAGACTGCCGACGACTACGGTTCGATCAAGCTCAATCCTCTCGCCGTAGATCCTGGTTGGGACGATCTTATCGCCCGGTTCGTCGAGCTGCTGGAACTGAGCATGCCCGCTGATGGTCTCGGCTGGCACCTGAACTGCTCGTACGGGTAGGAGTCGGGATGCCCCACTTCGAGATCCACGGCAACGACGTAGATGGCTTCAAGGTTACTTGGCTGGGCATCCAGTACCGGTGCGGGATGCGCCAAGAGCCACGCTTCGATTTTGAGCGGCAATCCGTTGCATGGCCTGCCGAATATTTCCGGGAGTGGTTTCGCATTCGGTTTGAACTTGAAGGTGAAATACCTCAGCCACCGAAACCTGATCCGGCCCAGACCGACGAAGGAGTGTGGCTCCATTGAACAAGATTCTTACGAACATCGCTGACCTGATCGCGGTAGCACTCGCCGAACAGATCGGGCAGACGATCGCAGACCAGACACCCGCGCTCGCTGAAGCAGTCACTCAAGCTGTTGTCGCGGCCGTGTCGAAAGCAGTCGATGACGTTGTGGCGCCGCTCGCCGGCGACCTGCCGCAGTTGCCCGCGCAAGTAGTAGCCGCCGTGAGTGTGGAAGTGCAGCAGTTGCCGCAGCAGGTTGTTGCAGCCGTCGAAAGCATCTTTCGGCCGTGACCACCGTCCGCATGCTCACTCTTGAGCTGGTGCGCGATGAGTTGGCTAGCCTGACTGCCCATGTAGAGGCACTGGGTTGGACGTTGGATGGTTTCAAAACCGCTGGCGACGATTGGGAATTGGATGCCGTCCAGCGCGGCATCCTAGCCGACATTCGGGCATACGAATTCATGCTCAACCCAGGAGGGAGGCGGGCGCGTTGACTTGCGAACTGCATTTCACTGAGGCCGTGAGAGAAGCGTTCAACCGTGGCGAACTGATCGTCAATATCGGGGACATTGTCGTTCACGGCAAAGGCAATCAGGCATGGTTCGGCATGGTCGTATGCGGTGATGACGGCCCCGAAACCGCTACCCTTTCTTCCCGCAGTGGGCGACGGCATTTGGTCCGGGAGTCGAATGGACGGCCTCCGGTATGTGGGCTGGATTGCGGAGATGACGGACGAAGATTTGGTGACTCTCACTGCCAGCGAGTTTGAATGCTGCGCGCCGACCATTGAGGGGCACGGCTACGCTCTCGACGCTCTGTACTGGCGCAAGTTTGATGCCCCGTATTGGGCGTGGTTCCGGCAGGCTGCCGGTTGAAAACCGTCTCGAACCGCGCGGTTTGACTTCGCCGATATTCTTGATCTAGCCAATCAAGGAGACGGCAATGGGAAGCATCGAAGACGGCATGATTCGGACTGCCGATGATTTCGTAGATGATTTTGTGGACGACTGGGAAGATGATGTGCCGACAGAGTATTACATGCCCGGCCATATCGGGGTCGACCGGAATCTATCGCCTTACGGGTCTGAGGTTGGTGAGCCCGATGAGCCGGACTGCGATTAGCATCTTGGCCGCGGCAGTTCTTGCATGGCTGGCGGGGATTGCTTGGTTTCTGGCGAAGGTGCAAGCGTCAGATGGCATCAACGATGTCGGGTAAAAGGCCATCCATGCAGGAAATCAAATGCGTCTCCCACGGCTGCATCCTGTGGCAAGGCGAACACCTGAACGCCGCCGACATAAAAGCGTTGTCCGTCACGCACGCACTCCAACACGCCAACAAACCAGTCACAGTCGACAGCCTGTTCGGCAACAAACCGGAGGAGACCCCGGATGTTGGATGACGACTTTGACGACATGGCCGACTGGCTCGACGGCGACAACTGTGCTCGATGCCGCAAGCATTGGGAGGACTGCGAATGCTGAACCGTTGGCGCCGGAACCGCGAACATCGCAGCAAACCCGAGCGTGAAGCCGTGACTCCGCGGAGACCGTGATCATGATCGGTACGCAGGCACAACGCAACCGCGGCTGGCAGCGCGACTACTGGTATCCCGCCGAAATGCGCCCCAACGAATGCCTTTGGGACCACGACTTTCGATGCGTACGCCCCGAACACCAACACGACGGAGACGACACCGGTGAATGAACACGAGTACGCCAAGGGTGGCCCGCTGCCAGCCGATATGCCGCGGATGCGTTTTGTCCGCGCCGGTGTCGACCTCGACGGGATGTGCATTTATGAATGGGTGGCAGACGAAGACGACACCGATGAGTGAGACCATCTACGCCTACGACCTCGAATTCTTGGAGGACGGCCGCACCATCGAACTGATCTCGACCGGTGTGGTTTGCGAGGACGGACGCGAATATTACGCAGTCAACTCCGATATGCCCGTCGAACGCATCAACAAACACCGCTGGCTGATGGACAATGTGTGGCCGTCCCTCCCTCTACGTGGCCGTCGCCCATCCACCGGCTATGTCGGCAGCGCGAGTGACGGCGTGCTCGACACCTCATCGACCCTGGTGAAACCGAAATGGGTGATCGCCAACGAGATCCGCGAATTCCTTCTCTCCGCGGGCAAGCCGAAGCTCTGGGCGGACTATGGCGCTTACGACCATGTGGCGCTCTGCCAGCTGTGGGGTCCGATGGTCAAGCTGCCCGAAGGTCTGCCGATATGGACTCACGACATCCGGCAGGCCATCGAGGCTGTCCCCGGATTCGAGCCGCCCCAGCAGGACGAAGGCGAACACAACGCGCTGGAAGACGCCCGCCACAACATGCGCATACTCAAAGCACTCGGAGTCGTCGCCCATGAGTGAAGCAACCAGCGAACTAACCGCGGGCGCAATCGCAGCATTCTCCGACGCCGTACACGACCTGATCGCTTTGCGGCCCGATGCGATCGAGCGCGACGACTTCAGCCGGGAAGCCATCGTGCGGGACAGCCTGTACACCGAACTCCTGGATGCCCGCCACGGTGAACGGCACGCGGACGGGACCACTCGCCGGCCAACACCCGGAAGCCGCCCGCCCGGATGGACTGACGCTCTGTCGCTGGTGGTGCGCATTGATCAGACCGTGGCACGCTGGTGGCCCATCCTCGGAGATCTCGCCGAGAAATACCCGGGCCTGCCGATCACCGTGCAACGCCTCTACATCCTCGTCGACTGGCCGTGGTCACCGTATGAGTTGGCGGACTTGAAGCGGTACACACGCGAAGTGCAAGGCTGGGTAGAACGGGCGAACATCCTCCTGCCGACCGAGGTTACGCATACGTGGGAGCTGCGCGCGCCCTGCCCATCCTGCGGGGAAACCACACAACTCATCGACGACGGCAGCGGCGAGCAAGTGCGGCGATACGTGCTGCAAGCCGACACCTCATCCGCCACATGCGCGGCCTGCGAGACGAGTTGGGCGCCAGACCGCTTCCGCTTCCTAGCTTCATTGCTCGGCGCCGAACTTCCCCCCGGCATCCTTGAGTAGGATCTACGCTATTGCAACGAGTAGGATAGATCACATGTTCTTGTTTGGGCTGGCATGCGGTGTCTCCCTATCTGTCGCCTGGGTGTACCTCGTGCGTGCGATGCATCGGAAACCACCGCCACCAATCTCGCCGACCGTCACGGCCGTCGAAACCTACGGGCATGCCTTCGATCTGGTGGAGGAGTTCCGATCCCATCTGCCGTCCCCGCCGGAAGGACACATGTGGGAATCGGGCGTGAAGTACACCAGCGACGATCCCGAACTGTGGATTGGACTACTCGACTACCGGACAGAGAACGTCGTGGCATCGACGTCCCGGAACCTACGCCGACGCGGTCCCGGCCTCATGTTCACGTGGGCCGACGATTACGCCGACTTCGGGACCGTGCACACGACCAGCAAAGCACGTCGCGAAATCGTGCTGCCACTCCTGAATTGGGCTGCCGCACAAGCCAATCAGCATGGTGAAGGCGGAATCGAACGATATGACATCCAAGGCTGAGGCGAGCCCGATCCTTGCGGCAAATGAACGGTGAAGCGACGGTTGAAGGTCGGCGACCGACTGATGATGGAGGTCGGCCGCCGCGTTGAAGAAGGCTTCGTGACCTATGTGTCGTCCAGCGGCTGTCGTGTCGCCTTCGAGATTGAAGGCTGCGACGAGCCCGTCACCCGCCTGTACAGCTTCAACGAGATCGAGGGGCACGAGGCGTGAAACTGTACGTCGATGACCTCCGGCCCGCACCGGACGGTTGGGAGCTGGCGAAGTCGAGCCTTGAAGCGCTTTGCTGGTTCACCATGCTCCGAGACTGCGGACAGCAACTGGAGGCACTGTCTCTCGACCATGACTTGGGTGGCAGCGACACCGCACGGCCCCTCGTCATGTGGATGGCACAACACGAATGGTGGCCCGGACTCTTGTATGTGCACTCAGCAGAACGCGTTGGCCGTGAATGGATTCAACGCACCGCCGAACGCTACGCACCCTCGTTCATGATGAAGACCTGGGCGCAGCGGGAACCGTGAAGCACCATCGCTACGCAACCGACGACATGATCAGGACGTGGGCAGCATGTTGATACGAGAAGTTGCCGAACTTCGGGGCCTTCGCCGATCCATCCGTGGCCGAATGTGGCTGACGAACATGGGGATTCCGAAACGAGGGCATCTGCGCCCGTACGTGTGGCCTTGGTTCGGTGGCGACGAGTACTACCGCAAGACGCTCGCTATTCCGGTAGGTTTCCATGTCCTCGTCATCGCACTATGGGAGTTCCGCGACCTACGCGAATGCGACGACTGCAACCCGTATCAAAGCACCTGCCATCAAGACCGAGTGTGGCGGCGTTGGAAACAAGTGCGCAAACACGGACGGATCGAACGATGAGCACCTGGGAAGATCTCGCGCCAACACCGATCACGTTGTCTGGTGATTGGCATGGAAATCAACATTTCGCCAAGCGGGCCATCGAATACGCGAAAGCCAATGGTGCCCAAGTTATCCTGCATGTCGGCGACTTCGGCTACACGTTCGCAGACCGGTTCATGCGGCACGTGCAATACGCCCTAGAGGACGCAGGACTCACGCTCGGGTTCGTTGATGGGAACCATGAGGATCATCCCCGGCTGAACGCCCTCGTCGACGAACACGGCATCACCCCGATCGCGATGCGGCCGAACATCTTCTACTTGCCGCGCACCTACCGATGGACATGGAACGACATCCGATTCCTCGCGCTGGGTGGCGCGCATAGCGTTGACCGGCCCTGGCGGACACCTGGCGTCGAGTGGTGGCCTGACGAGACGATCAGCTGGCAGCAAGCACAACAGGCCTGTGACGACGGACCCGCCGACGTCATGATCTGTCACGATGTGCCCGCAGGCGCCCGAATCCCGTGGATCGAAGGCAACCCGCACGGCTACCCGGAGGCCGAAATTTATGCCGCGCAATGCCATCGGGAACTCCTGCGGTCAGTCGTCGATGACGTGAAACCGCGCCACCTGTACGCCGGCCACTACCACGGGCGGCTCACTACCACCCTGAACGGCGCCGACTACTCGACGACCGTCAACATCCTCAACGATGACTCCTCACCGATCGCAGAGAACACGGTGATCGTCGAGACGAACAGTCTGAATCCGATGTAGACGATCGCATGCGATATACGCTATCGTAGGTAAATGAAGTTGACTACTCCAGCAAACCCGAATTACAGCGCCGTCGTCGTAGCGCTCCCCGCGCCGAACGAGCTACATGGCTGCGACAACATCGTTGGTGTACAGGCGCTTGGTTTTCAGGCGATCGTGGGCAAAGACACGGCACAAGGAACCGTCGGCGTGGTTTTCACTGCGGAGACACAGCTCAGCGACGAGTACGCGCGGGTCAACGACCTCCACGCGCATGCCCACCTGAATGCCACACCCGACGCCAAGGGCTACTTGGGTGACAACCGACGTGTGCGTGCCATAAAGCTGCGTGGACACCGGTCAGATGCCCTGTTCATGCCGTTGGCATCGCTTGCCTTCACGGGCGTCGACGTTGACGACTTGAAGGTCGGCGACACATTCGACACATTGAACGGGCACCCGATTTGCTCCAAATATGAGGTCATGGTCAAGGGCAACGGCGCTTCGCTGACAGAGAAGAACAAGGCCAAGTTCACGCGCGTCGACAAAAAGTTCATGCCGGAACATTTTTCGACCGACAACTATTTCCGGGTCTCCGCGCAGATCCCCGCGGATGCTCGCATCCTCTGCACCCAGAAGTTGCACGGAACCTCAATCCGCGTGGGGCACACCACCGTTGCGCGAGCACTGCCGATCCGCGACCGAATCGCACGCAAGTTCGGTGTCAAGGTGGCAACCACCGAACACGACTACGTGTATGCGAGTCGTCGAGTAGTGAAGGACGCCAACAACAAGGGCCAACAGCATCACTACGAATCCGACGTGTGGACCCACTACGGCAAACGGCTCGACGGCATGCTTCCCGAAAACTACATCGTGTACGGTGAACTCGTCGGCTGGTCGCAGGACGGTGCAGCATTACAGACCGGTTACACGTATTGCATCCCCAGGGGCGACGCCGAACTGTACATCTACCGCGTTGCTGTCGTGAACGGTCAAGGAATAGCGGTCGACCTGTCTTGGGAAGCCGTCAAAGAGTTCTGCCGCGACCGCGGACTGAAGCACGTCCCGGAACTGTGGACTGGGCTGCATTCCGACTTCGCCGTCGCAGACTGGCTCGACAAACGCTACCGCGACGAAGGCTATCTGCACGCCATCCCGCTCGAACCTGGAAAGACCGTGGACGAAGGCGTTGTTGTACGCGTGGAGGGCATCGCCCCGCACTTCTCGAAGGCGAAGGCTCCAGCGTTCTTCGCTTTCGAGACCAAACAGTTGGACAAGGGTAAAGTCGACCTCGAATCGCTGGGGGAGGCTGCGTGACCGAAGAGTGGCGTCGAATCTCCGGTTGTGAGCCCGGATGCGAGGTATCCGACCACGGCAGCGTGCGCAGCGCTGGTTTGCCGGTACCTCAACGTCCAGGGCACGCAGCAGGGCGAAATTACGTCGTCTTGGTGAAGAACGGTGTCCGCTCAGTTGTTCGCGTTGATCGGCTTGTAGCGGTGGCGTTCCTGGGCTGGATGCCGAGTGATGTCGATGTAATCCACGCCGATGGAGACTTGTCGAACGATCGCCGCGAAAACCTGAGCTGGGCGGCCTATCCAGGCAACCGAGCCGAACTGTATGAACGTGAACCGGATGGGATGCCGGACCGAAGTGGCGCACCAGCCGAAGTGCAGCTCATCTATGGGGGCAGCAACAAGTATGCGCGCCTCACAGCCACCCCAGAACGTTTGGAAATGAAACTGGGGGGAGAGGTCGACGAAGCGTTCGCCGTGGCTGTAGCGGCCCGTGTGGCGGCAGCGTTGCCGCTCTACGGGGCGTTCCGCGGGGACCTAATGCGCCATGGAGACAGGATCTCCGTTCGGATGCGTGCCACCAACCGGAGCGTCTATCAGAAGTTCGTTTTCAACCGCGATGAGGTGGTATCGGCATGAGCATCGAGAAACTGGCAGTCGTGGACGCGCCACGTCGCCCGAAAGTGTATGTGCCGATCGGTTGGCCTGGAGCAGGAAAAACCAGCCTATTCGAGCAGATGCGTGCCACCAACCCGTTGCTTGCTCGCGTGTCCCGTGACGATTTACGGGTAACCCTGTTCGGTGCACACGGACGGCTCCCGAACGATCAAGAGCAAGTGATCACTAAAGCCGAACGGGCACAGGCGAAAACGCTCATCGACGCCGGATTCGACGTCTTCGTCGACGCAATGAACCTGCGCGCACAGTGGACACGCGGCTGGGCAAACATAGCGGCCTTGAACGGCGCCGACGTAGAATCGATCTACCTCGACACTCCCGTAGACGTTTGCGTAGCCCGCGACAAAGCCCGCGGTGAAGCTGGTGGCAGGACGGTCGGAGAGGACGCGATTCGGGCGCTCGCCAGACGGTTCCCGCGCAAGAACTGGCCGAAGGTCGAACCGTCACCAGATCTGTTTTTCTACCCAGATCCGTATGTGCCCGATGAAGCCCTTCCGCCGGCATGGCTGGTCGACGTTGATGGGACGCTCGCAACGAAGTCCCCGACTCGCGGTATCTACGACTACACGCGCGTGCATGAGGATATCCCGATCGCTCACACGGTGGAAGTGGTGCGAAAGTTGGCCGCCGATTCGGCGATCGTAATTTTGAGCGGCAGGGATGACGCCTGCAAGGACGTGACCGCGGCATGGTTGCGTGCCAACGGCATCCCGTTCGATGAGATCCACATGCGGGTCACGGGGGATAAGCGACCGGATTACACGGTCAAGTACGGCATCTTTGACCAGCAGATCCGGTGCCGCTACCGGATTCTCGGGGTTTTCGATGATCGACTGAGTGTGGCAAGAATGTGGGCTCGTCTTGGCGTGCCGCTGATGAGATTGGGGATTCCCGACCATGATGACTTCTAATCTGTGGCTGGACGTTGAGACCTTCAGCCGCGCCTGCGATGTGCGCATGCGGCTTGTGCCCGGTTGGGTGCCCGATGATGAACTTCAGCTTGCATTGAGCCTGGTTGCGGAAGAGTTGAGCGAGTTGGACTCCGCGCTGGAGGTCCGGGACATCGTAGAGACTGCCGACGCTGTGGCCGACAGTCTCTACGTTCTCGCTGGTCTCGCTCTCCGTCTGGGTGTCGCGCGCCGATTCGTTACCGACTTCCTGAAGGCGCCGATCCACGGGATCACGATCGGTTTCACCGCGCTCACCGGCGAGGACATCCGGTCGGTGCGTGAGGATTTGGAGTCCGCACACGCTTGCATCCTCGACGCTGCACACGACCGGAACCTCATCCGCATCGACAACGCCATCCATGACGCAATGTACGGCGTCGCTGGCGTCGGCTACATGCTCGGGCTTCCTTTGCAGGCAGTGTGGGATGAGGTGCAACGCTCGAACCTTGCGAAGTTGGTGGGCGGCATCGCTATTCGACGCCCTGACGGCAAGGTGATGAAGCCGAACGGTTGGACGCCCCCGGATATCGCTGGCGTTCTCGGCGTGCACAGCTGGAGTGAGGCTGCGTGAAGATGAACGCAAAGACACTGTCCGGTCTCGCCTTCGCGACGGCGCTTGTCGCCTCTGTTGTGGCCGCGAACTATGTCACATCGCGATACGGATTCATCGATGTCGGGTTCGGACTTCAAGCGACCGCAGGGACTATCTTCGCTGGGCTTGGGCTCGTTCTGCGCGACGCGATCCAAGATCTCATCGGGAAACTCTCAGTCGTGCTGGTGATTGCAGTTGCTGCCGTCGTCTCCTATGCGGTGTCGAGCCCGGCTATCGCGATTGCCTCGACAGCCGCATTCGTGCTCGCCGAACTGCTGGACTTTGCTGTCTACACGCCGCTACGGAATCGGTCCCGTCTCGGCGACATGCGTTGGGGCGCAGCCGTCATGGCATCTGCCATCGCGGGTGCCGTCATCGACACCGTCGTATTCATTGGACTCGCGTTCGGGGCCGCGGCAATCTGCGGTGTTCTGCTCGGCCAACTCGTTGGAAAAATATGGGCGGGACTCGCCTACCTGATCATCGGGAAGGGGGCCTCGTATGTCGATCGTCAGAAATCTTTCGCCTGAAGTCGGGCCGGAGACTGTCACCATCACCGCACCCATCCAACACTTGTGCCCATTTGCGGACGAAGTGGACGAGGGTGAGGTCACGGTCGTGTTCTTGGTCTCGGATTGTACATTCGAATTGCATGCACTGGCAGAATATTTCAATGGCTTCGCTGAAACGCCGATATCGCACGAAGCTCTGACAAGCCGCGTGTTCGACGAACTGGCCTCGCTTGACGGCCCCGAAGTCGTTGGCGTGTCGAGCACATGGACGACCGCCAGCATGAGTGTACGGGTCAAGCGAGGCCGAGCGTGACGCGATGCAATACATGGCCAACCCGTGCGGTGCGGCGACCGTGGCAGCCATGGTGAGCGGCATGCTCGGATTCATCGATACCCCAGCGCAAGGCAACAAGCGGCCCTCTGGTGTCAGTTGGTGTGCTGACAACGGCTGCTTCGGCAAGGGGTATCCAGGAGACGCGGCATGGCTGACATGGTTGACAGCCAACGCAACTGATGCGGGAACATGCCTATTCGCTACCGCGCCCGATGTTGTCGGTGACGCCGTCGCGACTCTACGGCGCTCGCTCCCTTGGCTGCCGAAAGTCCGAGAGTTGGGCTACCCGGCTGCGTTTGTCGCCCAGGACGGCTTGGAAGCGCTGCCTGCGCCATGGGCGATCCCGTGGAGCGAGTTCGACGTCTTGTTCATTGGCGGATCGACGGAATGGAAACTGAGTTCGAGTGCGCGCGCACTCGTGGGTGAGGCGAAGCGCCGCGGGAAGTGGGTACACATGGGAAGAGTGAACTCGTTGCGCCGCTTTCGGTACGCGGAGGCCATTGGCTGCAACTCGGTCGACGGGACTTACCTGACATTTGGGCCGGATCAGAATTTGCCGAAGCTGATGAGTTGGATCGACACGGCTGACAACCATCCAGGTTTCCCGCTCGACTTCGGGGAGGCGGCGTGAACAGGAACAGACCGGTTGATGGTCGCGCGGTCGGCAGGTGTGAGCAGTGCCGGAAGCACGCCTACCCGAGCCGCAAACACGCACGCACCGCAGCGCGACGCCGGTTTCCGGGTGAACGGCTGCAAGCCTATCCATGCCCGCACATCGACGGCCTATGGCATTGGGGGCATCCCGCACCCGAGGTGATCGCCGGCGAGGTTTCGAAAGCCCTCTGGTATGGGCCGACCGGTGTAGGGCGTGTCCGGGAGATGCAGGGGACGAGACGACCGACAAAGAAAGAGGTGGCAGCGTGAGTGCGTTGACAGAAGAGGAGTTTCGGGCGGTGCCGAGTGACACGGTGATCGTGAAGGCCATCCACACCTGTTACGGGATCCCGTCGACGTGGGATGCGTGGACAGCGACCGGGCAATACCGGCACTTCAAGTATCGGCACGGTCAGGCGAAGGTGTTCATCGGACCAGAGGATGGCCCATTCGAGTTGGAAAGTGCCGTCACGTACGGCGACCAGCTCAACGGCATCACCACCCTCGAAGAGTTCTGTCAAGCAACCGGGTTCACGCTCGCCCTTCGTGAACCGTATAGACAGCTGCCGGACCCGAACGGCGGTGTCTGGTCGCGGTGCGACGACGAAGAACCGGATATAGAAGAAGACATTCCCGTCCGCGCGCAAGTCCTGCGTGAAGCTGAAAGCCTTGTGTGCGGGGATCGAGAGGACCAGTACGGGAATCCGCGGGACAACCTGAAGAGGATCGCGGAGTATTGGAACGACTACCTGTATCCGATCATGCAGTCTGGTGATTTGCTGCAACCGCGGGATGTGGCGTTGATGATGATTCTCGCGAAGATCGCGCGGGAAGCGGCCGGACACAAACGGGATTCGTGCGTAGATATCGCGGGCTATGCGGCGATTGCGGCTGAAGTAGCATAGGACGTTATGTAATCGTTATCGACAAAGCCGGATTTAGGGGAAACATGCCCTAGCATTGTGGGGGTTGGGGGTATTGACTCTCACGGTTTCCTCATTAGCTCAACGGTAGAGCTGCCCGATATAAAAGGCTACGTCCGCGTTCGACTCGCGGATGGGGAGCAAAGCGCGGGTTTAGCGGCTCGCGCTGGTGGTGACAGAGTGTTCAGCCTACCGGGAACGCGGGCTGAAATGTGCACAACGGGAATGAAGTGGAACCAACGGCGAGTGCTGAGGAACCACTATCCACCGAAGGCTTAGCGGCCCGAGGCTTTCCAGTCTTAGCGGACAAAGTGTTGTGGCACCGGATCAACTTACATGACTAAGTGTTCGTCCTCCGGTCGATTGGCCTAGTAAGCCGCCCACCTTTTAAACTTGCGCGGCCCGGCGACGGAGAGTCGTCGGGGCAGCAGGGGCTAACATTCCCTGCCGCGCATGTGGGGCCGAAATACACGGTAAGGCGGTAGCCGCAAGGCTCAGGTGTTAAAACGCATGACTGCCGTGCCCTACAGTCCACGCTATGCGCTGGGACCGAAAGACGGTGGACCGGAGTTGCAGACCTCCGTTATCAAGGGCCTCAGTGCGATGTGGAGCAGTTCGGTAGCTCGGGAGCCTCATAAGCTCTAGGTCGCAGGTTCAAATCCTGCCATCGCAACGTAGCCACGGTGCACCAGCATCTAGCGAGTGTGGCAATGGTTTCCCGGGTTCCAGTCCCGGCCGCTAGGTGCGTCTGGAAGTTTCCGCCGAGTGGTCGGCAGCTGGCCTTGAAAGCCAGAGGCGGGGTAAAACCCGGGTGTTCGACTCATCAAACTTCCGCGTGAATCCTACAGTTGGTCGCATCGTCCATTACCAGTCGTACGGTACTCCGGGCGGCGAATATCTGCCCGAGCCACGAGCTGCCATCATTACTTGCACGTACCCTGATGACTCGCCGGACCTCGCCAACCCCTCTAAAGTGCATGTCGGTTTGTGCGTGCTCAACCCGACTGGCATGTTCTTCAACCAGCTCGTTCCGTTCGCTGAAGTGCCGACCCCCGGTTGCTGGAACTGGCCGCCGCGCGTTTAACGGCTCGTCATCCTCCGGGATCGATGGGTAGTCGCTTCCATAGCTTATCTGGTAAAGCACTTGTCTAGTAAACAAGAGTGCCGGGTCCGAGTCCTGGTGGAAGCTCATATGGTCCGTCGCCTCTGGCAGCGGGTTTGACTGTCCTTCCGTATTTCACGGAATCACCTGGCGGTGACGGCCCAGAGTAACCCCAACTCTGATATCAACATTGGGGCTTTGCTTGCGGTAACCGTAGAAGGTTCTCCCGCTTCGGCGCGACAGCCTTCACGGCGTGTGGTGTAGCTACGGCAGCCACTCGTCACCGCACTTTCGGTAGTAGTCGATTCCGAGGTAAGATCGGAGACCAAAACTAGGGCCAAGACAACAGGGTGAGAAGACCCCCGGCGCTACTACCGATTTCTTTTAGACGTAAATGGTGGTGGTCATGGCTGTCGATCCGAGTCCTGGCATTGGCGTTAGACAGTTCAATGAGTTTTGGCTGGGTGAAGGCTTGTCCAGGTGGGCTGAAAGCCCGACGCCGTGGCGCACGTTGCGGGGTCTTCTGCTGGCGCACATGTCGATTGAAAAGGCTAACGGGCTGGCAAGCGAGTACTATATGGCTCATTTCGGTTTCGGGCCCAACTCGAAAGAGGCTCGAAGCCTGCACGGAAAGTCATGAGCCGTACTCGACGTTCCGATTTCCCTGACCGGTTTTGGTATCGGCATGAGAACTCGTGGGCTCGCCAGCTGACTCGCCGTACGGAACGTAACAGAGCCCGCCAGTTGATGCGCAACGACCGCTTCGACCTCGCTGATACGAGGCAGACGAAACCGACTCAGGGTTGGCTCACTTGGTGACGTCGCTTGACACCAGGAATTGATGTCCGGCCGGCCGCCCGGCTGGCAAACCGTAACAACTAAATGGAGGGGCACACCGTGGGTGTTGACCTGAACCTGCTCATCGAGCTAGGCAAGATCGGCCTTATCGTCTTCAAGGCTCTCGGAGACGTACTGTCTGTCGTTGCCGGTAACTAACTGCGCGTACATGCGTAGTGCGACCTCTCTAACGAGGTAACGCAACGGGTAGTCGGTGTCTGCCCTGAGAACTCTCACCGCTAAACATGAAGAAGCCCCCGGCGCATACCCGAAGGTAGAGGCGATGCCGCTTACGGGGGGAGTAGAGGCGGCGTACACGGGGGCGTTCTTTGCTCAACTGTACGCGACCGCACTAGTTTTCGCCACCACCCTCGTGCCCCATTCGGTCGGGGCCGCCGCGCATCTCACACCGCGGTCGTAGGGCTTCCGGGTGGCGGGGTCGCTGGCAGCGCATCCGCTTGCGCGCCGCGACCCGCCCGCCGGCCTTTGGTCGCTACCTGGGAGCCGGCGGGCATCAGCTTTCATCGATCGCCTGTGGAGGCATCATGCGCCGTCGCCTCACTGTATTTGCGGTCGTTGTCGCGCTCGGGATCTCAGTGGCTACCGTTTCGGCAGCCGCGGTGCACGCTGAAACCTGTATCGGCTCATGGTCGGTCGGCATCGGTGGACTACAGATCGGCATCCCTGGCGGGACTGGCGAGGATTCGCGGTATCTGTCTGTCGATCAGCCTGTCGGTTATGACAGCGGCAATCCGATCTCCGGGTATCGCGAGCTGGACCGTTTGATCCTGCGGCATCGCTACGAGTGCCCTGCCGATCACATCGAGATTGTGGGCCATAGTGAGGGCAGTGGCATCGCGCACGCGTGGATCACCGCAAATGAGACCTTCCCGAACGTGTCTGCGGTACTGATCGCTGACCCGAAGCGCGCGGCTGGTCCTGGCGGTGCTGGTCTCGCAGGCATCCCCGGCAACTGGATTGTGGGCTGGCCGCTCGCGGGCGTCGACTCGAACTTCGGCGCCGTCCCTGTGCTTGAGGTGTGCCACTCGAATGACTGGGTGTGCAACTTCCCGGCTGGCCCGGTCGGCTATCTGTTCGAGAGCGCCCACACCGACTACGACTTCACCGCTTCCGACTATCCGAGCAATGCTGATGGGGTTTGGTTCCAGTAAATGCCGCAGATCACTGTATACAGTCGACCCAACTGCGAACCCTGCAAAGCCACAATCCGGAAGTTGAACAAGCTCGGTGCAGCCTACATCAAGGTTGATGTCACCGAGGATACTGAAGCGCTGGTCCTGATCAAAGGTCTCGGCTACTCCCAAGCGCCCGTCGTAGTTGTCGGCGACGAGCATTGGGCAGGCTACAAACCAGGCCACCTCGAATGGGCTGCACGGTATGTCGCGGACGCCTGAACAGCGAGCTGCCGACGAGGCACTAACCGTCGCAGTAGAGGCTGTGTGGGCTGCCTACATCGACGACCCGGACCGCGGTGTACTCACTGACTTTGTGGTGATCGGCGCCCGCGCTGGATTCGACGAAGACGGCGACCGATGGACTTCCGTTGGCACGTTCACCCGAGACAATGCCGTCCCGTTACATGTGCAGCTCGGCTTACTGGAGTATCGCGGTACCCGTATCCGCGCCATAGTGAACGACCCCGACTAACTACTTCGGGTGCCGGACAGGAGATTCCATGAAATTCCGGCTGAAGTTTCTCTGGTTCGAACTCGATATCCAAATGCCTGAACCCGTCCAGGTCTCACCGACAGATCTGGTAGCCGCGCTCTGGTCTGCCATGGCCCAGAATCCGATGTCGCAGATCGTTCTCATGCCCGAAGAAGTCGGCGAAGACGAAGAGTAATGCGCGCCCATCTTCGAGGCGGCCCCGCATGGGTTGTCGTCGCTGCCGTCATCGCAGCATACGAGATCGCAACGCCCGCAGATCAACTGCTCACCGCAGCCTGCCACCGCGCCTTGACGAAACATCCGGTTGCCACTCGTGCCGCGATCGGCATCACAGCCCTTCACCTCGCCGGATTGATCCCGGACGAAATAGATCCCTTTTCCCTCCTCGCAAGGTTGAAATAACTTGACACAGCAGCGTCTTTTTGGTCGCCTCCCTAACGATCCCAGCAAGCCTCGCCTGAAGCTGACCGCCGCACACCTTCCCGGTGTCACCCCGCCTGCCTCCGCTGACTGGCTGTCAAAGGTGCCGTCGTGGCCCATGAGCTTGAATGACCAGCTCGGCGACTGTACTTGCGCCGGCGCAGGTCACGTCGCCCAGCAACTCGCCTGGTACGGGCAGGGCAAGAACGCACCCATTCCCGATGCCTACATCCTCAAAATGTATGAGGCGATCGGCGGATACAAGCCAGGCGACCCGTCCACCGATCAGGGCGCGACCCTTCAAGATGCCCTGAACTACTGGCGCAAGACCGGCATCGCGGGCCACAAGATCGTTGCGTTCGCGCAGCTCGATGCCAGCGACCTCGACACCATCCGCGCCTGCATCGACCTGTTCGGCGCCGTGTACACCGGTTTCAACGTTCCCAAGAGCGCGATGGACCAGTTCAACGCGGGCAAGCCATGGACGGTCGTGAAGCGCAGCCCCATCGAGGGCGGCCATTGCGTCCCGATCGGCGCGTACGACGCAGAGAGCTTCAGCGCCGTCACTTGGGGTGCCGTCCAGGAGATGGATATCCCGTTCCTGGCAACCTACTTTGATGAATTCTGGGCACCAATTTCACTCGATTGGCTGACGGCACAGGGTGTTTCGCCCGCCAACGTCGACGGCGCCACACTGAACGCCGACTACAAGGCTCTGACCGGTCAGGCCGGTCCATTCCCGATCGCCAAGGACCTTCACTAGCACGACCTGTCGACGGGGCGTGTCTGGCTCGCCCCAGCACACAAAATCGAAAAAGGCTGGCGAGCAATGCTTTACATGCCCCGCGACATCGTCACACTCGACGGCTCCGGCCGCTACGAGATCGCCCGCATCCACCGCGGGCGTGCACTCATTACACCAATCACACCGGGGCACGCACAGATCGTGCCCCTTTCCCGGCTTGACCAGGTGTCAGCCGTCCCCACCACTTGAACACGTGCGGCCAGGCGCCGGCGTCGTTCCTGGAGGTCCGCCATCATGGCACGCAAGAAAACGAAGCCCGTTGAACAAGTGCTTGAAGTGCAGGAACGGCGCAAGCGCGCCCTAGAACTCCGCTTGTCCGGGATGAACCAGTCACAAATCGCTGAAGAGATGGGCTTGCACAAGTCCACCATCAGCGACTACATACAGCACGCTCTCACCAACGTCACCCGTGAGCGCGCCGAAGAATACCTAGAGTTGGAGCTGTCGCGCCTCGACGCGATGCTTGCCGCGATCTGGCCCCGGATCAAGGAACTCGACACTCGCGAGCAGCGGGACGCGCAACCTTGGATCATCGACCGTGCCCTAGCCATCATGGACCAGCGGGCAAGGCTCACCGGCGTCTACAAGTCTGCCGAGTTGAAAGCCATCGCTGAAGCTAAGGGCACCGTCAGCACCGAGACGTCAAGCATGGTTGGGCGCTTCTTCGATGCTCTCGAAAAAGTATATGAAGCCGACAACGCGGACGCAGCCGAGCGCGACGATGTGACGGATGAGCAGTGACCGAACTGCTTGACGCATTGCCGCTGTCCCGCAAACAGATCGGATCAATCGTCGAAGCCCGACACCAACGCGTATCGATCTGGTCCGGCGCGATCCGATCCGGCAAGACAATCGCATCCATCCTCTCGTTCTACGGCGCTGTGATGGAAGCTCCCAGCACCGGACTCATCCTGATCTGCGGGCGAACATTGCAGACGATCGAACGGAACATTATCGAGCCGATGCAGGACCCGGAAGTTTTCGGTCCATGGGCGTCTGAAGTGCATCACACGCGCGGATCGAACACGGCTGTAATCCTTGGCCGCATGGTGCATCTCATCGGTGCTGCCAACGTCCTGTCGGAAGGGAAGCTCCGCGGTCTGACAGCCTGCTTGGCGTTGGTCGATGAGGCAACATTGCTTCCCCAACCGTTCTGGAATCAGCTCCTCGGTCGCCTTTCTGTTCCTGGTGCCCGCTGTTTGGCGACGACGAACCCGGACAACCCGCAACACTATTTGAAGACTGGTTTCATCGACCGTCAGCATGAACGCGACATGCGTTTGAAGGCGTGGGATTTCACCCTCGACGACAACCCGTCACTCGATCCCTTATACGTAGCATCGATCAAAGCTGAGAATCAAGGCCTGTTCTATCTACGGAACATTCTAGGCCAGTGGGTTGCAGCAGAGGGATCGGTCTACGACTGTTTCGATCCGGCCCGGCATGTCGTGCCCTGGTCGGAACTGCCTGAGATGCAATGGAATATCGGTGTTGGCGTCGACCACGGAACCACCAACCCTACGCATGCAGTGATGATCGGCCTTGGTGTCGACAACGTCCTGTATGCGTTGGACGAGTGGCGGTATGCGCCGAGCAATCGTGAAGCCCGGTGGTCGAATGTGCAGCTGTCGCAGGGACTTCGGGATTGGCTGGCGAAACCTCATCATCCGAGTGACGATCATGACAACCCGCCGCGCATCACATGCCCGGTCATCGTGGATTCATCCGCCACAGACTATCGGGTCCAGTTGAAACAGGATGGGCTCACAACCTATCTCGCCAACAAAGAAGTTCTGTACGGGATTCGAACGATGTCCGCCCTATTCAGCTCTGACAAGCTCAAGGTTTCTGACAGGTGCGCGGGCCTCCTGAAAGAGATTCCCGGATACATGTGGGACACGAAGGCCACGACCGAAGGCCGCGATCAGCCGATCAAACTGAATGATCACGGTCTTGACGCTATCCGGTACGGGTGTCTGTCAACTGAACGTAAGTGGCGCCGGCATGTGAAGCTGTCGAATGTCGCTGCATGATAACGCGGCCCGACTGTCGGGTTTGCTTCCGTCAATATGATTGATCTAGAAGGTGGATCAAGGAGGCGGAATGTCATTCGCGGATGACGTGTTTGACCATGCGCAGCAGTCCCGGAAGCCGAACCCGTGTAAGACTGGGATTTGGGTTGCTGGACTTGCGGACCGGGATCGGGACGCTTTTCAAGACTTTTTGGAGCGCGCTGGCGCAGTCGCCGACTTGCACAAGTTGGCGATCAAAAACGGTTGCGAGGCAGGCGAAACCCAGTTCCGGCGGCACTGTCGCGCCAGGTGTTCTTGCTTCCTCGGATTGGGGATCGTCGAGTGAGCCTCGCAGACGCAATCGCCGACGTCGAACCGCGCGACCCGCAAAACAGGGGATCCATCGACGTAACCAGCGATGGCGCCACCGTCAACAATGTAGTCGTCGATGCGCCCATTAACGATGATTGGGCGCATGTCTTCGAGCTGTTCAAACTGAACGCTGACGAGTTCGAGGTTGTGGACGACACCGTCCGTTGCTCCACGTGGCAGCAGTCTAAACGTACCAATAGCGGCGACCGCGACACGGTGCAACTATACTCATATTCGGCCCGATTCAAGCGCAAACCGAAACAGCGCATCCCGGATGACGAAGTAGAGCAGCGCCGCGCCGAACTTCGGGCGTGGAAGATGCCGAAGCACTTCAATCTCACCGCTGGACAGGATCGGCCCGTACGGCCAAACCGACCACCCGTAGCCGCTGTAGTCAACCTGGCGGACATCCAGGGCGGCAAGAGTGAGGGCGGCGGCGTTGCTGCCACCCAGAAGCGCCTTACGGACGGTTTAGAGAACGTTCAGCATTGGCTGAACCGGATGTCGTCTACGTACGACGTAGCGGAACTTGTGCTTGTCAACAACGGTGATCCGATCGAGGGTTGCGATGGAAGCTACCAGAGCCAGCTTTTTACGGTTGAACTCAACTTGCGCGGTCAGATGAACTTCGCCCTCGACATGTGGCAGCTGTATGCCAAGCAACTCTTTCCCCAGTTCTCCAAGGCTCAGTTTGTCTCAGTGCTATGTAATCATGGACAGTTATCTAGACAGTCTGGTCGGGACAACAAGACCTCCGATTCTGACAATGTCGGCGGCTTCTTGGCTGAAACACTACGGCGTACTCTCACCGGTCACGCCGCCTTCGACCACGTAAAGTGGACGATCCCGCACGACGAAATGAACGTGTACACCGCTGCCGCAGGTATCCCGCTCGCTTTCAATCATGGGCATAAGGTGCCCGGGAACGGCGATGCCTCGTCGTTTGAGAAGTGGCTAAACGGTCAGGCGCGCGGAGACGAGAAGGCGCATCGCGCCAGGATCTGGCAAACAGCTCATCGGCACCACTTCGCGGCATGGGATATGGGCAGTTGCTCGGTGTTCCAAGCCCCAAGTCTGGACGGCGGCTCGAAATGGCTGCGCGATATCTCCGGTCGCTACTCCCGCTCCGGCATCTTGACCTACCTCGTGGGTGAGCATTCCCCGCTCGGCTGGTCTGACCTCGCGTTCCTGTAAGGAACTCAACCAACTTCACAGCGCTGCACCGGATTTGGGCGCGAACACATCCTCTGGGAGGCCGCCCGCATGCCGATGCCCGATTACAGTGGTGTGTGGCCGCCCGAACCGTGGGATCAAGCTCAAGATGCCTACAACCTGTGGAGCGCCTGGCTCGAAGGCGACACCTTCACCCTTCAGCGCTTGTACCAATTGTTCCCCGATGGCACACCTGCTGTTGCGCACCGCTCTCAGTATTACAGCGGCTTCCTGGGCCGACTTGCCCGCTTCTGGTGGGGGCGTCCTCCCATGCAGTCCAGCACGAAACGTCTGCATGTTCCGGCGCCTGCGGATGTGGCGCGCACGTCCGCTGATCTTCTGTTCGGGCAGCCGCCGCAGTGGGTGCTGACTGATGGCGAAGCATCCGATTTGGGGGCCGCGCAGGATCGCCTGAACATTCTCTTGGAGGGCGCGGATACGGTCGCGACGCTACTGGAGGCCGCCGAAATTCAAGCGGCCCTAGGCGGCGCGTACCTGCGCTTGTGGTGGGATAAAGACGCTGTCGACAAAGTCATGGTTGGTACCGTCGCACCCGATTGCGCTATCCCCGAGTGGCGTTACGGCATGCTGTCCGCGGTCACGTTTTGGACGACCGTGTGCGATGACAAGACTGGTGTGTGGCGTCATCTGGAACGGCACGAGCCGGGCGCTATCTTCCATGCCCTCTATAAGGGCGACGACGGCGACATTGGGCGTCTGGCAGACCTGAGCGAGCAGCCGGCTACAGCGTGGGCCGCGGATCTCGTCGACACGAACGGGTCAATCGCGACGCGTGTTAGCGGCTTGACTGCCGCATACGTCCCGAATGTCCGCCCCTCTCGCAAGTGGCGCAACGTCCCCATGCTGAGTCCGTTGGGACGCAGCGACTTTGAGGGGCTTGAGTCGCTGTTCGATTCGCTCGATGAAGCCTATAGCTCATGGATGCGGGACCTCGACCTAGCCAAGGCACGTCTATTTGTCGCGGAGGACGCGCTGACGGATGCTGGTCCCGGCAACGGCTCGTATTGGGATCCTGAGCAGGCAATCTATAGTCCTGTCCCGGGAACTGCGATGGGGCTGCCGGAAGATAAGAGCAGTCTTGTGCAGGCGCAGCAATTCGAGATCCGGCATGCAGAGCACAAGGCGACTTGCGATGCTCTGATGAACCGTATCCTCGTTGCTGCTGGCTACAGTATCGGCGATTTCGGTGACGACCAGATGGCGTCCAGCATCACGGCGACGGAAGTGTCTGCACGGCAGGATCTTTCGAACCGCACCCGGTCCAAGAAGGTTTTGTACTGGCAGTCGGCGATGGCTCCACTGGCGCGCACGATGCTCGAAGTAGACCAGATCGTGTACGGCGGCAGCTACGGCATCAAAGCTAACCCGGAAATGAAGTTTCCGGTACGCGCCGATCAGAGCCCGATTCAGCTGTCGCAAACCATCATGAACCTTCGTACCGCTGACGCGATCTCGATTGAGGCTAGCGTCCGCATGTTCAACCCGAACATGTCCAGCGACGACGTTGATGCGGAAGTGGATCGCATCAAGGAAGAAATGCAGGTATCGGTGCCGGCGCCCGGTGATTTCGCGGGACAGCCACCGGAAGACCCAACGATGCAGGCGCATAGTGATCTCCAAGACGACGGCACCGACAGCGACAACACCAATGGGGGAGTCGCTGCCGAAACACCGATGGCTGCATGATGCCGTTGACGCCCTCCTACGGTGACCAGCATGCAGGCCCGGTTATCTCGCTTTACTCCAAAGCCGAGCAGTCGGTGTTGCGTTGGATCGCAACATCGTTGGCCGCTGAAAAGGGCTACGGGCCGACATGGTTTCAGCGGACCTTGCTGTGGCTACCTCGGTTCCGGCACGGTGTCGCGAAGATCGTCGCCGAACTAGATGCGGAGTCTCGTGCCCGTGTGACGAGAGCGTTGATGAGCGCATGGCGCGACGGTGCGACTGCGGCACGTACTGACCTCCCACATATCGCGCGTCACGTCGACGAGGCCGCGGCACGCGATCTTGTCGAGCAGGTGACTGCGGCCCTGGCTGTAGCGCACCGGCAGATCCCGGAAGCCGCCGAAACCATATACCGCAAGACGGTAGCTGAATCGTCACATGACGCAGGCGCAGGCAGTGAATATGACCGCCGCACGCTGACCCAACGCGTCCTGGACAGGTTCGCGCGCCTCGGCATCACCGGGTTCGTAGATCGCCACAACCGGCGCTACGACCTCGTGAGCTACGCGGAAACCACTGTCAGAACGGCGATCTCACACGCTGAAGTCGAGTCCTACACTCAACAACTCACCGACAACGGCTACGACCTCATCATCGTGTCCGACGTTCCGGGCAGTTGCCCACTGTGCACGCCCTTCGAAGGTCAAATCCTGTCGATCAGCGGCGGGATCGCCGGCGCGATCACCCGAGACACTGCTACCGGGCAAGCAATCCCCGCGAACGTGATGTGCTCACTCGACCAGGCACGCGAGCGCGGCCTATTCCACAGAGGATGCCGTCACACGATCGGCGTGTGGACACCGGATGATCCGGCACCCCCCGCGGCGATCAGGCTATCCGACAGTGTGCGCGAGGCTCGACGCCAGCAGTCTGCATTAGTACGTCGTAGCCGTGTACGTCAGCGCGTAGCAGCTGCCCGCATTGCCGTGCACCGATAGGCATCCGTCCCCTTCCTAATTGTCCCGCTCTATTGCGGGTTCTGACCCCCGACTATGTCGGGGGTTTCGTCATTTCAACACCGTTCCGGCCTGGTGCCGTCTGGTGTTTCTCAGTGTCCAGGAGGCACATTCAATGGCCGACGAAGCCACCATCCAGGAAACCACAACTGAAAACGCTGTGACTGAAACCGTGGACACTACGGCGACTGTCGACAGCACCACGGATATCGGTGCCGATGTACAGGGCACCGAAACCGATATTGTCGTTACTGACTCGGTTGATACCGATAAGTCTACGAAAACCTACGACGAATCATATGTCCGCAAATTGCGTGACGAGAACGCCGCTACCCGCGTCAAAGCTAAGGACGCCGAGAAGGCCGCCCAGGCGGCAGCCCGGCAGGCGCAGGAAGCATCGGACGCACAGAAGTCTCTGACTGAGAGGCTTGGTCGCGCTTTAGGTTTCGTTGAGGATGCCCCGCTTGCTCCTGAGGAGCTGCTGAAGCAGGCATCTGCGCGGGAAGCGCAGCTCTCTGCGGAACGTGACACTGTGGCAACCGAATTGCGCACGCTGCGTATTGAAAAAGCATTGAATGCTGCTGCTGAAAAGCATGACGGCGACACGAGCATCCTCGCCCCATACCTGACTGGTACGGGTGCGCTGGCGCAGCTCGATCCGACTGCCGACGATTTCTCTTCCCAGGTGGAAGCCATTGTCGAAAACGCAGTCACCACTAACCCGAAGCTGAAAAAGGCTGTCCAGGTGGCGGCTCCCCGAAGCGGCGGTGACCTCTCCAGCGGAAACGGTTCAACGAAACCGACTGGAGAAAAATCCATCGACGACCTTCGCCGCGAAAAACGCGAACGCGATCAAAAAAAGCGTGAATGGTCCTAATCTAGGAGCCAACCTTAATGGCTAATACCCTGCTCACCCCGAGTGTTATTGCTAAGCAGACGCTCGCGAACCTGTACGAACAGCTCGGAATTGTTCCGTTGGTTTACACCGACGTTTCCCAGGAATGGACCGGTCAAAAGATCGGTTCGTCTGTCACCATCCGGAAGCCCGCGACTTTCACCGCGAATACTTTCGATCCGACCTCGCCGTCGATCACCGTCCAGAACGCGACGGAAACCGGTGTGGCTGTCGTCCTGGATACCCACAAGGATGTGTCGTTCCAGATCACTTCGCAGGATTTGACTTTGCGCCTGGAAGATTTTGATGCACAGTTCCTGATGCCTGCCTCTGAGGCTCTGGCTCAGGCTGCGGACCGGGCGATCATCGCGGGCATGCTGGCTGGGTTCACTCAGGTTGCGGGCACTCAGACCGGATACGAATTCAATAAGCCGGAGACTCTGATCGAGGCTGGCCGTCAGTTGGACGTGCAGAAGGTGGCGTCTTCGCAGCGTAATGCCGTCGTTGGCCCCACCGCTAAGGCCAGCTGGTCGAATAGCGACTGGCTGAAGTTCGCGGAGCACTCGGGCAGCACTGCCGTGCTGCGTCAGGGTTCGCTGGGCGACAACCTGCTGGGCTTCAACACTTTCATGACCCAGAATATTGCTCAGCCGGCGGGTTCGCCTGCGACCGGTGCGCCTACCACTGAAGTCGGGTTGGCGTTCCACCAGACCAGCACGGCGTTTGCGTCGGCGACTCTGGCTCTGCCCACTGATAACACTTGGGCGGGAATCGAGTCGTACAAGGGTCTGTCGATCCGCATTGTCAAGCAGTACGACATGCATTTGAAGAGCGATGTTATTTCGCTGGACATGCTGTTTGGCGTGAAGGTCCTCGACGCAAACCGCGGCGTCCTGCTGCGCGGAGCACTCGCCACCTAATTCGTCCTGTGCCCTCGGCAGTCCTCGCGGCTGCCGGGGGCACGGTAACGCAGCAATGTATTTGGAGAACTCAGTGCCCTACGTCTATGAATACACGGGCGACGATCAGGCTTTGGTAGTCCAGTCAGCCGAGCCGCGCCCCGACTTGCTGTTCTGGTCGTACTGGCGGGAGGTTCCTGCCTCCGAGCAGAAGGCCGCCGAGCCGAAGCCTGAGCCGGCGCCTGAGACTGTCGACGAGATCAAGCCCGCAGATGGGCCGAAGCCTGCTGCCGAGCCGAAGCCTGCTCGCGCTACCCGTAAGCCGCGCA